GCAGAAGCAATGTCCGCTGGAATTGGTATTGGAAATGGCCTTGATTACGAGATAGTGGAATAAGTACATCTGCTATAATTGGGGCTAGGAGAAATATGACAACTGACGTAACCGCTGGCATTGGTATTACTATTGATTCGGCTGGCGCACTAGCCCAGCTTCGCCAGCTACAAGCTGGTATTTCCCAATTCAACCAGTCGGTTATCTCCTCCAATTCCGCTGCGGTATCAAAGCAGCAAGACCTCATCAAGACCTTCTCCCAGCAGGTAGAAGGAACGAGGCAATTCACCACCGGACTCACAGAGGTTGAATCCTCCGTCCATCGTCTCGGTAAGTCAATCGACACAGGCAAGCTCAAGCTGGGAGATTACTTTCGATACGGCGTAGCAGCCAGTGGCAAGTTCAAGAATGCATTCGGCAGGCAGCAAGCCGAAATCATGAACTTGGCTACAGACAGAGTCAAGAAGCTTCAAACACAGTACGTAAGCCTTGGAACAGCCCATAACGGCATGACCAAGGCTCTTGCTGTGCGTCCACTCAATTTGTTTAACGCTGACGCAGCAATTGGTACGCAGCGTATGCAGATTTTCAACAAGCTCATGACTGATGGCTCCACAAGCCTCGTCAACTGGGGTAAGAATACACAGTGGGCAGGACGCCAGCTTATGGTCGGTTTCTCCATGCCTCTTGCAATCTTCGGAGCTATGGCTATCAAGGTATTCCGTGATATCGAAATGGCTTCCGTTTCCTTCCGTCGTGTTTATGGTGACGCATTCACTTCTGCCCCAGAAACAGAGAAGGCTCTTAATGAGGTAAAGGCTCTTGCGTCTGAATACACCAAGTACGGAATCGCTGTCAAGGACACAATCGGACTTGCAGCTAAGGCCGCTGCCTTGGGTTCTCAGGGTCCAGACCTTATTGCACAGACCAAGGAAGCAACACGACTATCCACACTTGGTCAGATTGAATACCAGCAGGCTCTTGACACGACCATCAGCTTGCAGACTGCCTTCGGTATCTCGTCAGCAGACCTAGGCACAAACATTGACTTCCTGAACGCTGTTGAAAACCAGACCGTTCTGTCCATCGATGACGTTACACAGGCTATCCCGAAGGTAGCTCCTGTTATCAAGGCTCTTGGTGGTAACGTACAGGACTTGACCTACATGCTTACCGCTATGCGTGAAGGTGGAGTTAACGCCGCTCAGGGTTCCAACGCTCTTAAGTCTGGTTTGATGTCTTTGATCAACCCAACACAGGCAGCTATCGACAAGTCCAAGGAACTAGGAATCGACCTAGAGGGAATTGTTTCACGTAACGCTGGTAACCTACCGGGAATGATCAAGGAAATCGGAGCAGCATTTGCTTCCATTGATGATGGTCTTAAGCGTCAGCAGCTTATGGGCAAGGTATTCGGTAAGTACCAAGTAGCACGTATGACTGCAATGTTCGCCAACATCAATAAGGAAGGTGGACAGGCTTCTCGCGTACTCGACCTTATGGGATCATCCATGTCTACTTTGGCCTCAATCTCCGACAAGGAACTTTCAAAGATCGAGCAGGCAGTTTCGATCAAATTCGCAGGAAGCCTAGAACGACTCAAGGCTGAGGTTGCGCCTATTGGTGAGCAGTTCCTTACAGCCATCCTCCCAGTCATGGATGCCGTTGAAGGAATCCTCAAGGCATTCAATGGTCTTAATCCTCAGTTCAGGCAGTTCCTCGTAATCGGTACAGCTATTGGTGGAATCGTTCTGCCAACAGTTACGATGCTTGTAGGTCTATTCGCCAACATGGGCGGTATGATCATCAAGTTCTTGAAGAACCCAATCATGTTCATCGTGAACGGATTCAAGAACGCTGGGGCGTCTGCAAACTATCTCGCAACAGCAGAGCTTGACACCGAGGCAGCTACGGCTAGCCTTGAGGGGCGTGTCACAACGCTCACAGGATCGCTCAACGTACAGGCATCTGCCGTAGCACGTTTGGTAGCGGCCTATGAAAGAATGTCTATTGCAGCATCAGCCGCTCTACGTTCGAACCCAGCAGGTTTCCGCACCACCAAGATTCCCGGTTTTGCCAAGGGACGCATCCAGATCGTTCCCGGTATGGGCAGTGGAAAGAAGGACACCGAGCTAGCAATGCTGGCACCGGGAGAAGCTGTCATCAATGCTGAGGACTCCAAGCGTTTTGCTCCACTCCTTGCTCTCATGAATCAGGGCAAGCTACCGGGTTATGCCGGTGGTAAGACAGAAGGAATGCACTCTGTCAATGTAGGTGGAACCAATGTAGAGTACAAGCCATGGGGTAAGGGCGCACCTGAGAAGATGCAGGCTATGGTCAACGATGTTGTTGCCGAGGGTAGCCAGTATGCACAGATGCTTATTCGCATGTTCCAGAAGCTTGAAGGAAGCGCTGTCAGCGTAAACAATATTGCTGACAAGTTGACTTTGGTAGGCAATCCTGTTCTCAGCGACATTGGAGCAAGGAATACTTCTAAGAGTGGATGGGGAGCACCTAACGATTTTGCCAAGGCAAAGAAGGAAGGTCTAGACGCTGACACCGGAACAAAGACATTCTTCAACAACCAGCTAAAGACCACTCAGGATGACCTTAAGTTGTGGGCACAGAAGAATGGACAGACCCTTCCTTCCGGTGCCCTCAATGCTGCAAACTACGGTACCCACATCTCCCACCTTACCAAGGGTGGAGAGGCAGAGGGCAAGAACTGGCTTCCAAAGCGCGTAGGCGTTGACTCAGGATACATCAACACATACACCGAGGCTACTCAGGCGGGTATGAAGAAGATGGTCAATACTCTTGTTGAAATGGACAAGGGTGGAAAGAACTTCACCTTGGAAGAGGAGAAGGCAGCCAAGACCTTCATGCAGATTGCCACAAGCGGAAAGAATGCAGATGGAAGCCTCAACGCATTCAAGCTTTCAGCAGAGCAGGCCAAGTACGAGCTAGCTTTGCTTGCTCAGGATATGCACCCCCAGACAATGGGAGCAGTCGCAGCCGTCAGGGCTATTGCGACAACAGACCTCAAGTTTGCCAAGGAACAGAACTTCCAAGGTAGGACTCCTCTGGGAACTAGTGCAACATCAGCATGGAAGGCTCGCGCAGCACAGACGGCAGCGCAGTTCAGCTTGGACAACAATGGTCCTGCAAGGATTGCAAAGAGTACAGGGTATTTCTCAAAGACAATGGGTACGGTTCGTGAGGGAACAAAGTTCCGTGCAATGTCAGGTGCAGAATTCGCGGCAGCAGACAAGGAAGCTGCCAATATGTCTTCCCGCATCAAGCGTTGGGCAACCAAGTTCTCTCAGGGTCTCGTCACATCCCTACAGGGTGCAAACATTTCTTTGGGCGGTGCAGAGAAGGCTCTAGGCATTCACTCCCCAGCCAAGGAAATCACTCTCATTGGAGATAGTGTCCAGCAGGGTGCAATCTTGGCGGTCGATGCATTGCGCAAGGGCAAGGCTGACCTCAAGCTTGGACTTGGTGAATTCGGAACAAGCATCGCTCTTACATCCAAGACTCTAACCAAGTCAACAGTCAATGCTGGTGACAGTGTTGCTAGGGCAATCAAGGCAGCAGGAATTGAAATCAATGCCGCCGCACTCACGTCAGCATCTTCTGGTACTCCTCTTGCTAGGAAGAAGATTGGTGGAGGAAAGCTACAGGGCGCTCTTGGTGGACTTGATATGGCGTTCATGGCTGGATCAATGTTCCTACCGGGACAGCTTGCAGAGTTCTCTCAGAAGCTTATGTTCGCATCCATGGGCGTTCAGGCATTCACTGGAATGCTACAGGGAATGGCAGCAGTTTCTGGTGCAGCTAAGCTTGGTGGAATCTTCGCACCAATCGCAAGTGCAGCGCCACTGGCCGGTACAGCGTTGGGAGCACTTGCTTCCCCTGCCGGTATTGCTGTAGCAGCACTTGTGGCCTTGGGCGGTATTGCATGGTTGGTCTACAACCACTACAAGGAAGAAGAGAAGAAGCTTCATGCATTCGGTGAGGCCGTCAAGACAACAACAGAGACTCTTCAAAGTGCAGCAACATCATTTGGATATAACGAGAATGTTTCTTCCATCAACACCCGTACTCAGGATACTGACAAGGGTGCTCAGGCACGCGCTGTTACTGCCCAGTCTTGGGTAAGGGATCAGGCAAAGGCTGAGGGAGAAAATGGAGACAAGTTCCGTGCAAAGCTTGATGTTGTCAAGTCAGGAACTGCCGCACAGGCAGAGCAGGTTCTTCGCCAGACATTTACCTCACTTCTTGCTTCCGGTGCTCCCGGTGATGTAGCTAAGTCCATTGTTGAGCAGATGGCTAACGAAGTAAACCGTCAGAACATCTTCAAGAAGATTGGTGACGATCTAGGCACCGCCCTTGATCCAAAGGGCAAGATCAGGTCTGTCGCTCAATTGATCCAGAAGAACATGGCACCGGGATTTGAGGCAGCAGCAACGGCAGCCAAGAAGGTTGCCGATCAGGAAAAGCTTATTGAGGAAGCCAAGAAGAATGGCATCAAGATCAAGGGTGGATACGATCAGAAGACCCTTGAGAGTATCGCAAAGTACAAGAAGAACATTGAGGCTATCAGGTCTGAGGAAGCTCAAACCAAGGCTGGCTCAGGCTCTATTGTTCAGCAGTCCGCAGAAGACCTCAACAAGTTCCTCGGTGCTGGACTTATTGATCAGCAGCAGTTCCAAGAGGGATTCCTAGCAATCAAGAATAGTGTTCAGCAGGCATTCCCAACGGATGCTGCGGCACAGGCTGATGCATACACAAATGCAGTTCAGGGAATGGGAGTTCAACTACAGTACAACCTTCCAGTTCTTAATGACGCAGCGGTTGCGGCAGCTACCCTTAATGCCGTAATGTCTGGCGCTGACCCAACTGACATCAACAATGCACTATTGAGCGCAGCGGGTAACGCTGGCGTTGCTACAGCAGCACTGAATGTTCTTGCAGCAGCAGCACAGAATAATCCTGTCGTTAATGGCACCGCAAACATTGGAACCATTGAGGCACAGATTGCAGCCAAGAAGAATCAGATCACAAGCCTTACAAAGAAGCCAGCCAAGAAGAAGGCAGGCTCCGGTGGAGGCGGCGGCGGTGGTGGAGGATCAGCACCTAAGTCCAAGTATGACAAGAAGTCTGACGCTATTGCCAAGGCTAACGCACGTCTGGATATCCAAGAGGTAAAGATTGACCGCACCGAGGATTCCAAGATTCAGCACGCCATGGATCAGCGTTGGGGTGGCAAGACTGTTGAAATCAACGGACTCAAGGTAACTGTCAAGAATTCTGCCGACGTTGAATACGCAATGCAGCAGATCGATGAGACGATTGAGGATATCAACCGCAATCAGGTTGACCCTCTTAATGACAGGCTTGACGTTCTACACGACAAGCAGGATAAGATTAATCGTCAGATCACCGAATGGCAGCAGGAAATTGATAAGATCAATGAGGGATACGCTGCCCAGACAAAGCCACTTGAGCGTGCCAACACGTTGCTCGAAGGACAGCAGGCAACCCTTGAAGCAACAAGAGACAAGCAACTACAGGGAATTGACCTACAGACTTCTGCTCTACAGAACCAGATTGATGTAGCCCAGTATGCAGCAGAAGTACAGGGCAAGCTTCTCGATGACCAGATGGAGAAGAACTCTCTTAATGCTGAGCTTATCGACAAGCAGGTTCAGGCAATTGACGACCAGATTTCTGCTCTTGAAGATGTCAAGACACTCAATGACATTCTTGCCGCACAGAAGCAGTCCCAGCTTGGTCTAGCTTCTGCGTTGTCTTCCGGTGATGCTGGCGCAGCCGCAGCAGCAATGCTTGAGTCCCAGTCCAGTGCAGCAGGCGGTGCAAGTCAACTACAGACCGCAGGTATGACGGGACAGCGCGACGAGCTACAGGCACAGTCAGATGCCCTTAACGCACAGAACGATTTGCTTTCAAAGCGCAAGGACGCTATGGATAGGGGCGTTGACGCTCTTAATCGCCAGCTAGCAGCTTTGACACAACAGCGCACTCTCATTGAAGACAACTACAAGCTTGAGCTACAGGGAATTGCAAACAGCATTGCAAACAACTCTGAGCGCATTCGTCAGCTTACGTTCGAGCGCGATACAAGGGTTCAGTTCTGGCAGGATCAGATTGACAAGTACGCACCAGCGTTGCGTGACCTTGACAACCAGATTTACGACATTGAGCAGAAGATCAAGAAGATTCAGGATGAGAAGATCAAGCCTCTTGAGCGTCAGCGCGACTTGCTTGCAGACATCCTCGGAGATGTCCAGCAGCAGATCGCCCGCGAGAAGGCAGTCATTGACCAGAAGCGCAAGCAGCTTGACTATGCAAACAAGATCAATAATGCAATGAAGACATTGTTCGACAGGTCAAAGGCAGCCGGTGGCGCAGCAGGCGGAATTGGAACGGCACTTGGTTCAAGCAGCAAGGCTCTACAGAAGGCTCTAGCAGACCTTAAGGAGCTTGAGGCTAAGCTCAAGGCGGCAAAGTTCCAGAAGAAGATTGAAATGGGTATGGTCACCAAGGACAAGAATGGCGCAATCAAGGTCTTCAACAGTCCCGGTGAAGCAGCCCAGTACGTCTCTGAGACATTTGGAAATGCCAAGGTAGTAACAAAGAACGACATTGAGGGAACCTCCAAGATCAACGGAAAGAACGTAAAGGGAGATTACTCCACTATCGCTCGCAAGATTTCCGAGGCACTGGACAACGACGTAAAGAAGCACATCATTACCCAGATCAGCGTTGACCCAGAACACAAGCAGGTTAAGATCACAGCCAAGAAGGTAAAGGGCGAGATGGTCTACACCTTGAATGGCAAGTCCTTCACCGCTGCAAGAGGAGGTATTCTACCGGGATTCCGTGGAGTAACTCACGGTGACAATGTTCCTGCCATGCTACGTTCTGGGGAAGGCGTTACTGTTGGTGAGGCTTTGAGCCAGAACAAGTATGAGACAAAGCGTCTGCTTGCTCTTAACAAGGCAGCATTGAGTGGAAACATGGGAAGCTTCTACCGTGATTGGTCAGCCCCAGAAATCACAACAGCAGTTCCTGTCATGGCTCCTGCCGTAAACGGTAGCACCAGTGGTGACACCTACAATGAGTACAACTTGACTGTAAGCGGATTCGGCTCAACTGCAACAGCAGATGAAATCGCTGGCAAGGTAATGTATACTATTAAGGAAGCCCAGCGCGGTCAGATTAGGAGTAGGTCATGACATACACACTCGCAGCAAGGAAGACTTTTCAGCGCCCCCAAGCTGCAATTTTTTCAGACCGCAAGTTCACTTTTGACAGCGGCACCGATGAGTATGTCGCACCAACAGATTTGAATGAGGGAGTGATGCAAGCCATCATTCTCCCAGACCATGGACGTAAGCCAATCCAGTATGGATTTGATAGGATCGAAGCCAAGGCTCGAATGATCAACGGAACGTCTAGGTCGTATTGGACAGCAGACAAGGTCACCTTGCAGACATCGTGGGACAACCTCCCATCACGTCTGGCAGAAGGTGGTCAGGATTATGCCAACGGTATGCAGAGACCAATTGGAGCAATGTTCCTTGCGGATAATGCAGCACCGGCATGGCTTTTGCGCGACTGGTATAATGGACATCCAGAGCCTTTCTATGTTTATCTGTCATATGACGATGGTATTGTCAACGCAAGGCTTGGTCAACGATACGTTGAAGAGAGGCTGATGTCTTTCACAAGCTTTGGTATGACGCTTGGCAACCGTGGTCGTTATGATTTCTGGGACATTGATTTGGCGTTGGAGGAAGTTTAATTGTTCAAAGCACCAGCATTGCAGAAGCACCTTGAAACTGCTCATACAGTAAGGTCACTGCCAAAGGTTATCGGTGAAATCAACCTGAATGACCTTGGTCGTATTGAGCGTATCGGAAACTACATTTGCGACCCTGCGAAGGGTGTGCAGCCAAGTTCTTTCTACTCTGAATCTGATGTGCAGACAATCGACTCCACTGTAAGCTACGAGACAAACGTATTGCAGTCTGGTGACGCAGAAGATGTTGGAGAGCGAGTTCTCCACAAGGTAGATTCCCAGCTACCCAAGCTCTACCCAATTCAGGACGTGTTTGCACACCACCGTCCTCGCTCTGGAATCAACAAGCTTATGTTCATGGACGGTCAGTTCATCGATGACAAGCTCAGCGCCCTACGCCCAAGGTATTATGTATCCTCCCGTAGAGACCCATTCAAGTACTGGACGAGCTACAGGACAAAGGGACTTGATCTTGCCGGTCTTCCAATTGCTCATGGAGTTTCACGTTCGGACGGTAATATTGATGACACTGCTCCGTTCGTTGTCTACAACGAAACATTGAGCGCCAATCGTATCGTAATTAAGATGCAGACTCATGTGGGAACAGAGCGCCTTGACCCCAGCATTGTTGTTGACCCATTCTACGGTGCGTCAAATAGCAAGACCCCCAAGTCTTTCAAGGTTCAGGTTCTTAGGGACGAGATGTGGGAAACTGTGTACACGTTTAACGGCAACGTCCCAGCGGACGGATATGTCGAGCTTGGCTATGGACTCATGCTTGACTCAAGCTATGCGGATAACTTCGAACTTATCGGAGAACTTGAGTCTGCGTTTCTTTTGCCAAATCCTGCGGATCACGATAATGGTGACGCATTTATCGTGGGCAGCGACAAGGGAACCCTCTACGTTCTCAAGGACGGAGAGTGGAACCTTATTTCCAACGTATCCTACGGATGGTCTGACGTAAACTCAAGCCACGTCATCAAGAATCTCATCGATCCTCCCAGCTTCACCAACGGTAGCTACATCGCATTCCGTGAGTTCGACTGGTTCAAGGGAATGCGTATCGTTGTTGACACGATGAACCTACCCAACACAACCTTTGATCTGATCGAGCTTAGCCCTAGGCTAGTATTCGACCTCACAGAAAGAGCCATCAGCTTCTCTGTGACAAAGACAATGGGTGACCTAAGCCAGTCCCCACTTCCAGTAGGTGCCCTCCGTGCGGGCACGGGCAGCGTAGACCTCAGCAACAATGACTTCGCTCTCTCAGAATCCTTCGCGCTTGACCTGTCAACTGGCAAGGGAAGCGTTATCGCCAAGTACCTTGGTCAGGAAATCAAGTTCGACTTCTCTGAGACCATCTATAATGTTGGCGGGTACAAGTACAATGTTCCCATTAAGACCCTTTATGCAGAAGAAGCACCAAGGATCATTGACGAGCCAACGACGACAAGCTTTGAGCTTCGTGATGAATTCTTCATCCTTGAGCGTGCAACTGCACCACAGCTAGTCCTTGAGAATGTTTCCCTCAGCCGTGCAATCATGGTATTGCTTGATAGCATCGGATATGAAAAGTATTCATTCCTTCGTATCCCAAATGTGGATGAGCCATTCATTCCCTATTTCTTTGTTTCGCCAGACATGTCTGTTGCCGATGTTATGTCTGCATTGTCAGAGGCAACCCAAACTGCAATGTATTTTGATGAGCGCAATGTTCTCGTTATTGCATTCCCAGCATATGTATTGCCTGACGCAAATGTTCGCAGCACTGACCTCGTTTTGCGCGGTACAGATAAGGACGGTGCCCTTGCAAACATCAAGGACGTGTCTTCTTCCGAAAGGGAACTCTATAACAATGGAGAGGTAACCTTCACCAAGCGTTACATTCAGCGCACAAGCAGACTGTCCCAGAGCCTTTATGGTGACAAGGACAAGGAATGGATTTACTCCCCCGTCATGGTATGGGAGGCAACCGGTCAGGATAACGTAAAGTCCCAGAACGATGCGGTAGAGAAGCAGTCCGAGTTCACCCTCAGTGCATTCCCATTGAGCGCACCACTGACAACAACAGTCCCACAGGTTGTTGGTGGAGTTGTCACGGACAACCTTATCAGCGTGGGAGAGTCCGCAAACTACTTCTCTTCATACAATGGATATCTTTGGGCCAATGGTGAAATCATTCACTATGATGCAGTGCAGTTCAGCGTTACCGGAACAGGCGATGTGTGGATTCAGTCTGCCGATGAGTACCAGAACTACTTCCTTGGATTGCCATTCAATGGCAAGATTTACCCAACAGGAATGTTGCGCATCTACGCACAACCATACACAGACACGGATGATTATGGAAACACTTCACTTGTAGAAGGTACCGTTTCCGAACATGGTCGTGGAAAGTTCAACACTGAAATTGTTGACCACCACGAAGGTCTCACTGAGGATTGGGTAAGCAGCCTCAACGGAATGTACCAGAACAGCAACTACCTCTTCACACTATCATCAGTGGTGAATTATCCACAGTCCTTGTCAACTGACAATGGAGCAGGCTACGTGTCCAATGGTGTCACAGCACAATCCACAGCTTCCACTTTCAGCAGCGTGTCCAGCGAAATCAACAACCCTCTTTCCCGTGTGACTACGGCAAATGATGTTGATAAGCTACAATCTTCTGCAATGATTCTCTCTGGTGCAAATCAGGGACGTGACCATGTTAGTTATGTACACAAGAAGCTAGACGCCGTGCCCACAAGTTTCGGTACACGTATGCGTATCATTGGTGAAATCCTGAGCACGGGATCACAGGAGCCAATTGGTTCTGAAATTCTCACCAAGCCTTACATGACTACACCAAACGCTGACTTGACAATTTCTGGTGGCGGTGGTGGCCTCGGTATTCTTGTTGACCCAGTGAAGAATCACGGATACTTCATGGAGCTACAGGCTCTCACCGGAGCAACAGAGGATTACTCATTCGAGGATGTCAACCATGAGGTTACCTTGGGTAAGGTTTCTGCGGCGGTAGTCACATCCAATGAGGTAAAGCTTACCCTAGTAGACACACCAAAGATCATTGCCGTAGGTGATACCATTACTGTTACAGAGTTCCCAACAGACAATGCTGACATCAATGGGTCATACCCTGTCAAGCGTGTAGATGTCAACGATGTCTACTATGACCTTATCACGGTTCCATACACATTCTCGGCACCTTATCCTGATACCGCAGCTATCACCGCGTCAGCGGGAACATCCCCATTGCCATTGGCGGCTATCAAGTCCATCAGTATTGATTCAACTGGTGTGGCTCTTGTGACCTTGGTGGATGGAACTAATCCCGGCTACGCCATTGGAACAACGTTGACCAATGTCAATTTCGAGACTTCAACCGCCATTCCAAACATCAATGGAGTTGTGAGCGTTTCTTGGGTTGGAGATAATGAGTTCAAGTTCGATATTCGAAAGACGACTTATACCTTTGTTGATGATCTGAGCGCAATTCATTTCTCCTACAAGGATGATGCTGGGGCAACCGTCACCCTGAATAGTGACGAGATTAAGTCTGCTACATCAACAGCGCAGGATATCACCTTTACTTTTAGCGGAACAAACAAGACATTCAAGGATTTGGATGCCGTTCTTGCCGGTGGCACTGTTGTCATTGATAGGAAGAATGAATTCAAGAACCCTCGTATGAAGACCGCAGGCGCAAGGTCTGTTCTCTCTGCGAACTTTGCCCAGAACCCAAGGGCAATCAATGACCCAGCGGCAGCGGTAGGACGTTGGAAGCCAAAGGTATATTCCACTACCAAGACACATGGAGGAAGGGCAACCCAAGCCTTTGTTTCCCAAGACGCATATGTGAAGACAACCAATATCAAGACCTTCACTTCGAGTACGTACATGAAGGGAACGGCCTACTCAGATAGAGGATGGCTCCTAGCTGGTGATGGCTCTTATGGTGACAATGCTCCTACACTAGGAAGTGACGCCTACAACACTTCACTGCCTGTGACTATGGCAGACAATTACGTCCGTGTAGGACTATGGGTTAAGGCTTCTTCCAAGACAAAGATGCAGATTGGTCTACGTCGCTCCAACGAGTGGCGTCACAAGACCAAGGGCAAGTGGTACTCCTCAGAGACATTCAGCGGAGCGGTTTCCGTGGGTACGGACTGGACATGGGTAAACTATGGATTCAAGATCACCCCATTCAATGGTCAGGTCCACTTGCGTACAAGGTTCTCCAAGTCAGGCTCCAAGATCACATACTACGGAACAGGACTGGTAATCTCGAAGGACGGCTCTTCCAATTCATTCTTCGACCAGAACTTCTCTACGGACTCATCCGTTTACTCCGTTGGATACGATACTCCGAACAAGCGTCATACCCTATCGTATGACAAGGTGAAGTATATTGAGCCTTCCGCTCAGGTACGCGCAATGCGAAGCACTTCTTTCGGTGACACTGATGGGTATTCCCTACGTGTTGACAGGTATGGGTCAGCAGCCAACCCATTTGCTGTTGTTGATCTTGGACCTGTGACCGCAGGACGTTACGTTGTCAGCGCAGTCATGAATTCAGCAAGCCCTGACATTGCTTGGGACACGGCAGAAAGCACCAAGCCAAAGTTCGTGGTTGGAGCATCAGAAACAAAGGTATTCCCAAAGCAGCTAGAACCCGGTGAGACAGATACAGGGGTAAGGTCTTCGGGTGAAGAGCTACGTCAGGTTGTAACTGTTACTGGCTCAGGAGAAGCGTATCTTTACTTGCCTGCCACAAAGGACGTTGGACAGACTGTGTTCTACGACAACATTGGCCTTGAGCGTATTCCTGCCTACATCCTCCCAGCAGACGAAGACTCCATCACGTTCTTTGACGGTGGACAGTTCGGTGCAGATTGGGAAGGAACCGCTGACGACTCAAGGTCTGTCATGAACTTGGCAGAAATGGGAATCGATACAAGGAATGCAATTACATCTGTTTCTGCCGGTGTTGCTCAGGGTGGAGGAGTTTTCCGATACACCATCACAACCCAAGCAACAAACCCAAAGGCCCAGACAGACGTGTATGCCGTATTCTCTGGCATCAATCAGCTATATGGACAATACCTTGTCAAGACTGTCGCTGCCAATACGTTCACCATTGATACAACTGATGTACCGGGAGACACGTCTTCCCCAAAGGTTATCTTTGTTGATCCAGTTATTGTGACAGTGCCGGGAATTGGAACAAACGTTCCTATGTATCCTCTGGCAGTTGACAATATCTCTGACACCAATGAAACTGGAATGGTGACTGTTGCACACGTACAAACAGCACACAACTACGTCAATCCATTCTTGACAGCTACAACAGCCAAGACGTGGACAGAAACCCAACAGCTATTCAATACCTTCTTCTACAAGACTGTCAGCGATGATCGTGGCGGTAGGGTCAAGGCTGTAGAAGGAGCCTCTCTTACAATTCCAACACATACATTGAAGAGTGGTGATAAGGTAAAGATCACAGGAACCGGAGCACCTTCCACAACATACACTGTATCCAATTTGATTGGAACTCGCGTGGTCTTGAGCGGTAGCCCTACAGGATGGAACGCAGACTGGTGGCTAGGTCTTGTTGATCCCATCATCACACCATTCCGTCTATGGGCAGGACTACAGTCCATTCTTGTTGACTCAGGAAAGTTCTACGGACAGAAGCCAAACCTCACAGCTTCCGAGGATTCCGTATACGACATTGGTGTAGAATATTCTGATTCCGCAGACGGTAGAACATTCTTCCTGTTCCTCAACGACCGCAAGATCGGAGAAGTAACAGACCCTGATCCTCTTCCAGTAAAGGATCACGTAGCGTTGTTCAGCCGTGGTGGAGCAAAGGTGATGTTCGAGCACCTTTACGCTATCTCTGCCAAGGCAGGATTCCCAGCACCATCACAAGCTGGTGGAGCAGCAGTCTTGGGCAACCAGAACCGCTTCGACTTGGTACGTAGGTCTGGCGCAGCCGGTGTATTGCAGTCCAGCTTCCTATCAGGAGTTGGAGATAGCTCAGGCTACAACGTGTTCTACGATGAGTTTGGAACAATCTTCCGCGAGGCCGCGTACATGAACGTCAAGTACGATCAGGCTTTCCCAGCATTGATTGCCCAGATCGCCCCAGCACCAGCAGGATTCCGTGGGTACACAATCAGTGGATTCCAGCCAACAGCCTACGGTGCAGAGTTCATGGTATTCAACTGCACAGACAACCTATTGTCCTTGAATGCAGAGACAGGAAACTACTTGCGTATTCTTGGAGTTACATTCACACAGAATGCAACCCACACATTGACGATTGATGAATTGTTGGAGCGTAAGTCCAATGTTGCTAATCTTGTTGACGTTGCAAACGTCACGGAGAACTCCAACCTTTACAATCGCTTGCGTATCAATAGAATGCGTCACGGAGACAAGAAGCTTTCTTTGCAGTCCGATTTTATTCAGACTTCTGCAACGGCAGAAAAGACATTGACTTGGATTATGGAAAAGGCTTCTCGTCCACGCCACAACGTAGGGTTCGAAATCTTCCCAACCCCAACATTGCAGCTTGGTGACTTGGTTACAATCGACTACAAGGTAAAGGGTCATGATGTCATTGCTCCTGCCGACAAGCAGTTCGTCGTGTATAATGTTACATATGACAAGGACAGCGGTGGAAGCAAGATGACAGTATTCGCTACGGAGACCTGATGGTTAATTCCGTTCCATACGACACTATCTTTTTCAAGCCAGTTAAGAACACCCTTGCCGTGAAACTGAAGGCTAATACGTTCGCAGCAGAGAATTTGACAATCGAAGATGCGAGTGCTACAATCACTCCTCTGTTCGAAGTCTTCGGCAGCGCTGAGCTAGCCTCCATCGCAAGGCATGATACAGTTGGTGGAGTCGGACTCAACTACGAACTCACGTCTGAGATTGACGACATCACCAAGGACATCACAGCGAAGTTCCTCAAGGTCGGTGCGCCAAGGTCAGCGGGCGTCACGACGATTGATATTTCGAAGTACATCTCGGCTGTAGATTTGACAGACCCATCCCTTCCCGGTATCCTGATCGATGAGAACGGAGATTTGATCATCAACCTCATTAAGCTTGAGGGGGATGAGGGGGTAGACGTTCAAGCCCTTTCGGGTGGAACAATGGTAAGAGTGACATATGGCATGGAGGAATGAATGATCACAGGTGCAGGTAGGGAAATTATTGCCAAGTATATGCTTGGTCACACTTCCGCATATGCAACACACATCGGACTTGGCTGTGGTGCCAGTCCAGACACGGGCTACAGAAGGTTCTTCACCGAACTGACAATCACGTCCAATCGTGCGACTATTAATCTTGGATCACACACGTTCGTGCCGGGTATGGATATCAGGGTCGTTCAGACAATCATTCCAGCAGGAACACCAGACATCAGCGGAGAATATCTTGTGTACTCAGTAACAGGATCAACTGTCACGTTCGACTTCACACACGCTAACCTCACGGCAACAGCCGTTGAAGGACTTGTGTCCCAGATCGTAGGAAACATCTATGCTTCCAATCCAGCAATGACATTTGAGACCAAGCGCCTCCCAATCGTATCCAGAGGATTTGCCAACGAGGATCAGACCCAACTGGTATTCACCGCAGAGATTCCGTCCAATGAACGACTCGTAATCTCCGAAGCTTCGCTATGGACAGCAGCATCAGACCCCAATGCTCTTGGCAGCCAAAGCCGTTTGCTATTCGGCATGTCTCCCGAAGAGGGATGGGTGGTGCATAGCTCCACAGGAATGTCCTCTGTAGAAACGGTATCCGCTTTGTCGGAAGGAACCCTGTCAATTGATAAGGCCATTATCGATCCTATCTTTGCCGTAGAGACAAACAACTCATTGTTCCAGTCCCTGCCACGCCAGAATCAATATGAGGGCGGTAGGCTAGGAAAGACTTCAATCGGTATGCGTGGAGATACAGCTACAATCACAAGGGTGGGAAATTATGGTTCTGCCAACGCAGGATCATCCCATATCCACATTGACACAAGAGCCATGGACTTCTCTGCCAACTCCACAGGAGACGAGCTACGTCTTGCTCTGTCAGTGTCTACCGCACCTAGCGACAGTATTACCGTAGCTCCCCAGAACGTTAAGCTTCTCGTTGAGTTCCTTTACTCCGAGTCTGATTCCAGCGGGTATGCAAAGCTGTATACAGAAATCCCAGACACAGAGCTAGGTGGCAACAGATATAAGGTTGTCTCCGTTCCCCTATCCAACCTAGCATATTCGTCCAACTTCTCATGGTCCAACGTAAGGACCGTAAAGATTTCCGTGCAGGTTGAGCCAACCGTGATTTCAGGACTGCTCGCAGAAGACTACTTCGTATTCTTGGACGGCATGAGGTTCGAGAACTTGTCCAGTAACAATCCTCTCTATGGAATGACTGGTTATAGTATCGTGCGTAACGGTTCTCTTGCTCCACCAATGCCAATCGTAAGCGATGAGGGTGAGCCGGGATACATTGAGTTCCGTCTTAATGTCGAGGTTCTTTAATGCCAAGGATTGTAGTCAAGCAAGCTGATCTTCCAGCAGCTACTCTAGACGGAGCACTTGTTGTTAGATTCAAGATTGTATCCAACAGCCGTAACTCCATGTCGGAATGGTCTCCTGCGTTCCACATCTATCCACCCGTGTATGATCCAGAAGACTATGATGGAAACAGCTTCTACGATCAGGGTGAGGTTTCATCCATGTCTATCGTGTCTGCTAGAGTAGCTGATGATCCCGTACGTTGGAACATCGCTCTCAACTGGCAAGACAGCTACGGACTCCCCCAGTATGACCTCTACGTGAGATGGTACTTCGGAGCAACAGTAACAGACTGGACTTTCATGGACTCCCTCGCAACCAAGTCGTATGCGTTCGACTCTCCGATGGTGTATGATGTGACTGGCTTGATCCAGACGGTACCGACAGCGGTAGACATCGCAGTAACAAGATCAACTTACATCAAGCGCTACGTCTTGCCTGAGCTACCTCTTACCAAGACGCCACTGACAGTTTTCAACACTGTTGGTCACGAACACGATCTGACAATGGTATAATTAGACTATGGCTAAGGTAAGAACTATCTCACAGGGAACCCCGATTTCATCGGAGGTTTTGCAGGAGCACGCCGCTGCAATCAACGAAATGCACGAACAGATTTTCAGTCAAGCAGCAGGCGTCACGGTTGTCACCAAGGGAATCAAGCAGACTCCCGTACGTGTGACTCAGGGACAGTTCTACGGCGAGACGGTTGCTGTTCTCACAAACTCCAAGGTATCAACGGCTACTCCCGAGAAGTGGAGTGTGTTGTTCAACCCTGTCTTCGCGTCTGGTACAATCCCAGCAGTAACGGCAACTCTGATGATTCCTCAGGATGCAGCAAGTCCAGCGGCAGCACAGGAAGCCAATGTTATCATTACCTCCGTATCGGCTACAGGAGCATCAGGTACAATCAACTTCCCAAAGGAAGGTGAGAACGTCACCTTGCTCGTATCCGTTATTGCAATCGGAGCAGCAGGATGACCGCCTATCTTTACAAGAAGCGCAAGGTGTATTTTCTTGGCGACGATCTTGTATCGGTTGAAGTAAAGGTTCCAACGCAGGGAATTGTAAAGATCAAGAATTGGTCGAAGGACAAGTTCATGTTTATGTCAATTCCTGAATTTAAGCGTGTTCGTAAGAAGGCATTCACCAGAACAGAGGCTGGGGAACTCTTGAATTACTCAAGGGAATCCTTGGGCAATTTGACCCGCAAGGGATTATTGCCTCGCCCAATTCCAAGGATGCCAGTTAATGAAGACCCAAATGGGATTTGTACATATTACAAAGAAGAGACCATCTATACAATGCGTGAAATCTTGGCAGGAATTCACAGGGGTAGACCTCGCAAGGATGGACTCAAAATCAACAACCAAGTGCCCACAGAGTCAGAGCTATCGGCAAAATTGAACAAGGCATATGTAGTTTATTTGAAGACAGAAGACGGCACGTTCGTGCCTACTTTCCCCGAAACGATTTGACACAGGGCACTTTTGGTGCTATATTATGATGCAGCGGCACGTTCGTGCCTACTAGAAAGGTATGCTTATGAAGGTAACATGGAGAGTTGGTACCACGATCAACATTGGTGATTTCAGCAATGTCAAGTACGAGGTAGAAATCTCAGACGACTCCCGCGAAGGTGAGTCGAAGGAAGCAGCAAGCACGCGAGTTGCGAAGTTTGCCGAGGATCAGCTAGACGAGAAGATCACTGAAACAAAGGAAGACCTCTCGAATGCGATCAAGGAAACTACTGATATGGCAAAGCGCCTCTCAGGCAAGTAATGGCAGCTACGAACAAAGACAAGTACGCGGTCATCTCAAAGTTTGAGAACCTAACTAAGTCCCACGGCTTTGTTCGTCCTCCTCTCAATAAGTATGCCGAACAATGGGCGGCAGATGCGTTAATTCAATCATTCGGTTTGAACCGCATTTACGAGATGATGGACTATTACTTCTCAATCCAAACCAATCCACAATGGAAGAACTTTGCCTTCAAGGCTACTGATATCCATATGGCGATGCTCATGAAGCAGCAAGACGACGAGTTTCGCAAAGCGCAGCGAGCCAAAATGAAGGAGCTACTAGATGAATCTTGAAGCTAGAACGCTTTCCGCAGTATTGAATGACAAGCAGATGCACGTCCTCATGCAGGCAAACGTTTCTTCGCTACTCAAGACGCACACCGATATCTGGGACTTCATCAGGAACTACTACGACCAGAACCAGAGCGTTCCGGCTGTAGGCTTGGTGAAGGAAAGATATCCCAGTTTTGAATACACGACAGATACAGGAGCGACCAAGTATCATCTTGACGAACTCCGCAACGAATTCCTGAACGACTCTGTTCGCTCAACGCTGCGTAAGGCAGCAGAACAGGTACAGGACGGTAAGGCTGGTGACGCCCTGACAACTATGACAGTGGCAGCATCGGAGATTACCCGTGCAACGTCTACAGTACGTGACCTAGACGCTACCAACATCGACAGCGCCCTAGCCCATTTCAAGCAAGTACGTGACTTGCGTGACAGTGGTTCCTACGGCATCACGACAGGTCTCAAGGGTTTCGACGCTTGCCTGCCGTCCGGTATCACACCGGGACAGTTCGGTGTATTCCTTGCCTACCCATCCATCGGTAAGTCTTGGATGATGCAGTACTTCGCGGTACAGGCATGGAAGAATGGCAAGACTCCTCTCATCATTAGTCTGGAAATGACTGAGGCTGAGGTAAGGACAAGGCTCTTCACAATCCAAGGCGAAGGCGTATGGTCTCACCGTAAGCTTTCTGGCGGATATGTCGAGCCAGAAGATTTCACACTTTGGGCTGGCAAGAAGTTTGATGGACGCCCTCCTATTCACATCGTCTCAACGGACGGCATGGATGGAACGGTTAAGCCATCAACAGTCAGTGCAAAGATTGACCAGTATCGACCTGACATTGTGTTCATCGACTACTTGAACCTTATGGACCCCAACGCAAAGGTTGAGGGGGAAACCCAGAAGATGAAGGCATTGTCGAGGGAACTCAAGCAGCTTGCTCTCAACAAGAACATTGCCATTGTGGCTATCTCGTCTGCAACACCTGACGACGCTACTGACATGAACTCTGTTCCTCAGCTTGGTCAAGTTGCATGGTCGAAGCAGATCGCGTATGATGCTGACTGGCTGATCGCATTCGGTAGGCAGCCCGGTGACAACATCATGGAATGTGTATTCCGTAAGAACCGCAATGGATTCTTGGGAGAGTTCCTGTTGGTTGTTGACTTTGACAAGGGCATGTTTATCTACAAGGAATATGGTGATTGAGTACTCTGAGGGACAGGTAGAGAAGGTTCTCGAAGTTATCGGACTTGATGCTGCGGCTGAGGCTCCTAATGACGTGATCGTTTTCTGCCCTTACCACTCCAACCACCGTACTCCTGCGGCAGAGGTAAGTAAGGACACGGGAGTGTTCTACTGCTTCGCTTGCACTAAGCACGCAAGTCTGGTAGACTTGGTTCGACATGAGACTGGCATGACCTTCTTCGAAGCTCTCCGTCTCATTGACACCTACAAGTCAGAGACCAGCATCGTTGAATCGATCAGGTCGAAACTTGATCAGGAAAACAAGTACGAGCCATTTGATTCTGTTGTCACAGACAAGCTCACATCCGAACTGCTCACCAGCGGTAGGGCACAGAGCTATCTCGACAGTCGCGGTATCAATGGCAAGAGTATCTTGGAATACAACCTTGGCTACAGTCGCAACATGGACATGGTCATCTTCCCCTACTACGAACCTGATGGTCGATTTATCGTCGGCTTTCAGGCACGTAGTATCGAAGGCAAGGAATTCAAGAACTCAACGGGAACCAAGAAGTCCCAGACGTTGTTTGGAATCAACCTTCACAAGTGGGACTCAGACATCTTTTTGTTCGAGTCTCCAATCGATTCCATCTTGGCTCACCAGCACGGAATCCCAGCGATTTCAACCATGGGAGCCAACCCTTCAAAGACGCAAATTACCTTGCTGACTAGCCATTATAAGTCTATCTTCGTGGTAGCTGACAATGACTCTCCCGGTAAGGCAGCAGCGTTCAAGCTTTGCGAAAAGCTAGAGGGACGTGGTATAATGGTAGTACCGCCCGAGGGTTACAAGGACATCGGTGAGATGCCGTACAGTGACATTCCTCAGTGGGCTGACTATGTGAAGAATCCAGTGAATATACTATTAGGAGAAAAGTAAATGGGTATTGCAAGAGGTATCAAGGCAATTCAAGAGAAGACCGCTCCACGCGAGACGGTAGATTATGTGAAGGCGAAGTGGCTTTCACTCAAGGACGGAGATGACGTTACTCTCCGTTTCGTCAATGAGCTTGACGTTAACTCCCCCAACTACGATCTTGGTCGTGGTACAGCCGCTGTAGTTGACGAGCACCAGCCACCGGGACCAGAAGGATACAAGCGTCACGCTCTGTGCTCCATGGATTCTCAGGGAAAGTGCTGGGCATGTGAGCAGGTAGAATTCGATAAGGCTTGGCGCTCCAAGCAGAAGTTCTACATCAATGTCCTCGTTGACGATGGCAAGAACGATCCCTATGTGGCTCTTTGGTCCATGGGTGTTTACCGCAACGACAAGTTCGCAATGATCAAGGATCACTTCATCGAGAATGATTCCATTTCGAACCTGACCTTCCGCCTCAAGCGTACGGGTACTGGCAAGGACAACACAACCTACCAGTTCTACCCAAAGGCTGTTGACGCAAAGCCTTTCAAGTGGCCCGCAGTAGAGCCATTTGATATCGAGGCAGTCCTTCGTGACGTGCCTTACGCTGAGCAGTCTCGCTTCTATGGATTCTCGAATTCCGTAGCACCGGAAGGCGAACTCAAGGGTTCTGCTAACGTAGAGTGGTAACAAACTAAGTGGCTGGGGGCTTCGGTCCCCAGCCCTTCTAACTTCTAAGGAAACCAAATCTTGATTAACTACGTACCTCTGCACGTCCACACACACTTTAGTCTTATGGATGGTGTAGCAACACCGACCGAATATGTAGAACGCGCAGTGGAGCTTGAAATGCCGGGACTTGCTGTCTCCGACCATGGCACGTTGACAGGTCACCGTGACTTCCATCGTGCAGCGCTAGCTGGCGGTATCAAGCCAATCTTTGCAATCGAAGCTTATTTCACTGCTGACAGGACTGACAGGCGCAAGAAGGAAGAGCGCGTTGGTCCCCTTGACAAGATTTACCACCACTTGCTGATGGTTGCCAAGGATCAGGCTGGCTACGACAACTTGAACAAGATGAACGAGCTTGCATGGACCACAGGGTTCCACTACAAGCCTCGTATGGACTACGACCTCCTAGAGCAATACCATGAGGGAATCATCATCGGTTCTGGCTGCATGGGTGGTCTGATCAATCAGGCTATCGAGAATGGCGACTTTGCAAGGGCAAAGGAAGTCGCTTCCTACTTCAAGGAACTCAAGGGTGATGACTACTTCATCGAGGTAATGCCTCACAACGTTCCCGGTATGAATAGGAAGCTTATCGAGCTTGCTGATTCCATGGGTATTCCTACTCTAGTAACTCCTGACTGCCACCATGCAACGAAGGACCAGAAGGTAATTCAGGAAATCATGCTGATTGCCAACACGCATCCCAAGCAGGTAAAGGATACGGACTACGAGTCTTCGATTCAGATTGAAGACCCGATGAAGCGTCTGGACCACCTTTACGCTGAGGATCGTATGCTGACCTTCAATAAGTTCGACATCCATTTGCTTTCGGGTCAGGAGATGTGGGATGCAATGGGCGATGACGCCCGCGAGGATATGTTCGACAACACCTTCAAGGTTTACGAACAGATCGGTGATTACGTTGTGCCCAAGGGTCTCGACCTTTTGCCGGTACGGTTCGATAACCCAGATGAGGTAGTTCTGGAACGTACCATTGCTGGACTGAGGGCAAAGGGATTGTGGGACAACCACCCAGAATATCAGGCACGAATCCTTGAAGAGGAAATGCCTGTAATTTCTAGCAAGCACTTCTCCCCGTACTTCCTATTGGTTGGTAACGCAATCGACTTCTGCCACAAGAACAACATCTGGGTTGGACCCGGTCGTGGTTCTGGTGCAGGCTGTTTGATCGCTTTCGGAATGGGCATCACGAACCTTGATCCTATCAAGGACAAGCTTGAGTTCTTCCGATTCATCAACCCTGAGCGTGATGGATTCCCCGACTTCGATATCGACATTGAGGATAAGCGTCGTGCGGAGGTAAAGGCTTACTTCGCTGAGGAGTACAAGCACGTTGCGTCCATTGCGACGTTCCAAGAGTTCAGCGGCAAGAACATCATCAAGGATGTTTCCCGTGTATTCGGTATTCCTCTGGTAGAGGTCAACCGTGTCAACAAGCAGATTGATGGCTGGGAAGACTTCTTGTTGTCCGATATCAAGAACGTAGTCGAGTTCAGGGACAATTACCCTGAGGTCATCAAGTACGGTGAACAGCTTCGCGGTAGGATCAAGGGTACGGGAGTTCACGCTTCTGGTATTGTTGCATCCAATATCCCGTTGAACCGTGTTGCACCAATCGAGATGCGCAAGATTGCAGCGACCAAGGAAGAGCTACACATCGTAGCTGTTGACATGGACGAAGCTGCCGACATCGGATTGATCAAGCTCGACTTCCTCGGACTCAAGGCGTTGTCGGTATTGCACGATGCGGTTGATAAGATTGCGGAGCTACGCGGAATCAAACTTGATTTGGACAGGCTCAGGCTTGACGACAGGGATGTCTATAAGATGCTGTCAGATGGTCACACTCTGGGCGTGTTCCAGTGTGAGGCTGCCCCTTACACATCATTGTTGCGTAAGATCAAGGTAAAGACCTTCGAGGAGCTAGCGGCCACCAACGCCCTCGTTAGGCCCGGTGCTGCAAATACGATTGGTAAATCGTACATCGCTAGGATGCATGGCGAAGAGATGACTGAGTATCCCTGTGTGGAGCTACAGCCTTACCTCTCCGACACCTACGGTTGTGTTCTCTATCAGGAACAGGTTATGCGTACCTGCTTCACCATCGGCGGTATGTCAATGGCAGAAGCAGACAAGGTCCGTCGAATCATCGGTAAGAAGAAGGACTCGAAAGAGTTTAAGCCTTTCGAAGACAAGTTCATCAAGAATGCGACAGAGTTCGTAGGCGAAGAGACAGCTTGGAAGCTTTGGCACGACTTCGAGGCTCACGCAGGATATTCCTTCAACAAGTCACACGCTTACGCATACTCGTTGATCGGATACTGGACAGCCTACTTGAAGCTGCACTACCCATTGGAGTTCATGTGGGCAATTCTCTGCAATGAGAATGACAAGGACATTCGTACGCAGTACCTCATTGAGGCAAAGCGTCTGGGTATCCAGATCAAGCTCCCGCACGTCAATGAGTCTGGTGTCAGCTTCACGATTGAGGGTGATGCAATTCGCATCGGTCTTTCTCCTGTGAAGTTCCTGTCGGATACTTCTGCACAGAAGTACATCGATCAGCGTCCATTCTTGTCATACAAGCAGGTTGAGGAGTTCGTAGGAACCAAGGGCAGCGGTGTGAACGTTCGTTCCTTGGGAGCATTGAATAACATCGGTGCTTGCCTGTTCGATGACAACCCAACCACAATGGCGAGGATCAAGGCGAATCTTTACGAGTTCCTTAATCTTCCTGAGATGTCTGCTAGGGTTCCTGACCATTGGCCTGCATTCCTGTCAACTACACAGGACGTTGATGAGACTGGTGCGTACATCATTCTTGGAATCGTTACTGAGGTTGCCAAGAAGCCAACATGGGCGCGTGCTACCTTCATGGACAAGCACGGTGCTGCGTCGGTATTCTGCTCGCCAGATACAACAATCGAAAAGGGTCACGCCTACGTTCTCCTGATTGGCAACAACAGGATCGTGGACTTTGTCCCATTCGACTTGACCACTCAGTTCTCCGAGTCTCCCATTGTGGAGTTCCTGAACCATGAGGGTAAGCTTTGTGAAGATGACGAGCTATTCGTTATCGACTTCTCGTCCAGATGGACAAAGAAGCGTGAGCGTATGGCAACAGTCATTGTTGCGAACAGCGCTAGGGAATTGGATTCCATGATCGTATTCCCCAGCAATTACAGCCAAGCCTTTATCCGTCTACAGCCGGGTAGAGCCAAGAAGATCGAATGGTCTGAGGGACGCGGTGGCGAAATGATCTATAGGAGTGTTGAACGATGATTGACAAAGTAGATGTGATGATTGCGTATTTGGATGAACGAGCTTGGACTCCACTGTACGCACATGAAGATGATGCAGGCATGGACCTACATGCTCTGGAACGTGGTGGTCTCGGTGCTGGCAGCGTTGCCGTTGTCGGCACTGGGATTTCCATTGCAATTCCTGAGGGCTATGTAGGACTTGTACACCCAAGGTCAGGACTCGCTGCAAAGTACGGAATCACCGTGCTCAACGCGCCGGGTACCATTGACAGCGGGTATCGTGGAGAACTCAAGGTAATCCTGTACAATGCCAATGGCAAGTACTATTCATGGGAAGCTGGTGACAGGATTGCTCAACTGGTAATCCAGCGTTACACAAAGGCCAACCTGATTACAGTGTCAGAAATCCCTGAAACCCTTCGTGGTGAAATGGGACTGGGATCGACAGGTCTATGATGGAGCTAGAACAGATTATCGCAGGACTCAGTCCAGCACTACGCAAGCAGATCATCATGGGTTCAGACTTCCCAGAGCCTGAATACGCAAAGACCCCAAGCCCTAGCCTGAACAAGGCGCTAGGTGGAGGATTGGTTTACGGTCGTCAGGTTTTGATCTGGGGAAACAAGTCAGCAAGCAAGTCCAGCACAATGCTTCAATTGATTGCACTGGCACAGGCAGTAGGAAAGGTGTGTGCATGGATCGATGCGGAGTCGAGTTTCGACCCAAAGTGGGCTACAACCCTAGGTGTGGATACGACCAAATTGATCGTTTCGAAGGCGCAAACAGTCAACAATATGGTGGACGTTGGCACTCACCTAATGCAGGCTGGTGTAGACATCATCGTAGTGGACTCAATCTCCTCGCTACTACCCGCAGTGTACTTCGACAAGGATAGCAACGATCTGAAAGACCTTGTCGATACCAAGCAGATTGGTGCTGAGGCAAGGGATATGACGAACGCTGTCAAGATGCTGAACTATGCGAATCAGGGACACACGCTCCTGATCCTAATTAGCCAGACTCGAAACAGTTTCGGTTCCATGCACGCAAGCCTCATCCCAACAGGTGGAAAGGCTGTCCAGTTCTACAGTTCCACAATCATCAAGTTGTTTAGCTCCGAGTCTGAAAACCAAGCTATTAAGGGTGACACCTTCATCGGAGACAAGATCGTGCAGCGTACCATTGGTCGAAAGGTCAACTGGGACATCACTTTCAATAAGACGGGCGCAGGGTTCAGGTCTGGGGAATACCACTTCTACTTCGACGGTAGCCACATTGGTGTAGATACAGTGAATGACGCAGTGGACCTTGCGATTGAAGAAGGAATCATCACCGGCAAGGGCTGGTACTACTATGGAGATGAATTGAAGATTCAGGGAAAGGATAATGTGGTCAAGTGGTTCAGGGAAAGTCCTGACAGGCTCAAGGAACTAGAGGCGCGTCTTGTCTAAGCCAGAGTACGCAGAGTATTCAGGTAAGTACATTTGCCAAGAATGCGGACTTGAGGTTCGTAAGGCTAGGTTCTGGTACAACGACATCAAGGAAATGACTTGGCGCTGTTCGTGCGGACATACGTCCAGTGTGTCTTTGCGTAAGCCAACCAAGGCAGAGGTTAAGGCCAGATATGCAGGGGGCTGACTATAACAAGCTGGAAAAGGCTGAGGCAAAGCGCATTGGCGCACGGCAGCACAAGAACAGCGGTAGAAACTTGGAAAAGGCAGATATGTCCACAGAAGAGTTCGTCATCGATGCCAAGTTCGCCAAGAAGTCATTCACGCTCAACCAAGATATCTGGGCCAAGCTTTGCACAGATACCATGAGGGTAGACAAGGGTAAGTCTCCCCTGTTGTACCTCATCATCGGTGAAGGGGACAGAAAGGTCCGACTAGCGGTGATAGAGTACGATATGCTAGAATATCTACTAGAAGGAAACAAATAATGTCCACCACTCTTGAACTGGTGCAACAGGTAGACGAATTCCAGAAGATCAGTGATCTGATGGTAGACGATGACCTGAACGAAGTTCTCGCAGTGATCGTCAAGATGATGGTGAATCCCGATATCCCACCGAACAAGGTGGCGACAACGATTGTTCGCTTGGAAGCATTCGCAGCTAAGTTCTCGATGCTTGCCAGCTACTACACCAACGTCGATAAGACGAAGCGAGACAAAAAGAATCTGTATTACAGCCTGACCGAAGCTACTCGTAGACTTTGTGATGCACTGAAATACATGGCGAAAGATAAGGTATATGGCTAAGAACTTACTCAAGAATCTAATTGGGGAAGCAAGAACTGCAAAGGGTCTGGTTGATACCAAGGCTCTGATCGCAGCAATCGAACAGGGATATCTCCCAGAGAATCCCATCGAGTACAAGAAGAAGAAGACGTTCGCTCCATCATCGCTAGTATACGGTTCAGGTGAATGCCCCCGTTATTGGTACCTAGCATTTGATGGTGGAGAGTTCGAATCGGATAATTCTCCGCAGGAAATTGCTAACATGCAAAATGGCTCTTACAGCCATGAGAGAATCCAGAAGGCAGTAGCGAAGACGGCAATTGTCGCTTCCATTGAGAAGAAGATCATCAACAGTGATCCTCCTATCTTCGGTTACCAAGACCTTGAACTGTTCTGGAATGATGGCAACCTCCCTGTCGAGATTAAGACGACAAGAGATATCGCCTTTCAGCGAAGGAAGGACGCAGGTAATGCGCTCCCTTATCACCGTTCGCAGCTATTGATCTACATGTACATTCAAGGCTTTGACCTTGGTGTAATCCTTTATGAGAACAAGGATACTCATGAACTCCTCGCTATTCCTCTGGAAATGACCCCAGAGAACAAGGCGTGGGTCGAGAGTGCATTTGGATGGATGCGTACTGTGCATAAGGCTTGGGTTGACCGCAAGTTGCCCAAGAAGAATTACCGTGCCAATTCCAAGATTTGCAAGTCATGTCCTCTATCAAAGGTATGTGCAACATTGCCCCTCGAAGGCGATATCGCACTGCCAGCTTTGGAGAAGCTTGGATGAAGCAATGTGATTGGTGCCACACCCCATTCTCCCCGACAGTGAGCTTTCAAATTTATTGTTCGGAAGAATGCCGTACAGCGGCAACCAAACACAACCAAGCTATAAAGAGCAAAGAGCGCAAGCTTAATCGACGTAAGACAAAGAAACGCATTTGTGCAAATAGCGATTGTACAAATGTGCTTTCTGTCTACAACGAATCTAAGTATTGCGCTTCTTGCTATTTCTCAGAGCATGTCGTCCTCCGTGAAGTAGAGAACCTAAAGAGGAGACACAATGCCTAGAATCACAAAGATTCTCAACGTAGCACCGCCATCGAGTTTTGTTAGTATTGACGCTAGCACTAACTCGATGGCATTTGCTATTTATACGGACGGTAAGATCATTCGCTACGGCAAGATCAAGTTCAATGGCAATAACATCAACGAGAAGATGAAAGACATCTCGAACAAAACAAAGGCATTCTTTGACAAGCTGCCTAATGGTACAATTATTGTGATCGAAGATACGATTTATACGAACTCACACAATACTGCTGCACAATTGGCAAAGGCTCAGGGAGCATTGCTGGGTGGAGCATTCTTGGGTGGGGCCAAGGAATCGCATTGCGTTAGCCCTATTGCGTGGCAGTCATTCATTGGTACACGCCTTTTGACAGCGGCAGAGAAAGCAGCCATCAAGAAGGCAACTCCCAATAAGTCTGCCGCTTGGTACAAGGCCAAGGAACGTGACATTCGTAAGCACAGGACAATCGACACCATGAACAAGACCTACGGGACTAACGTGGATGACGATGACGTTGCTGATGCAATGGGAATCGCAACATTCGCCGCAAGCAATTGGGGCAAGGTAATCAAGGAGAAGTGATGGTAGCAAAGCTATATGACAGCCCAGCGTTCCTCCGTCGTCGCTATGTAATGGAGCGTCGTACGTTGAAGGATATTGCTGAGGAATGCGACACAAGCATTCAGACGATTAGTCGCAAGCTCAAGGAAGCAGGGCTACGATGACAGACCTCGCAGAACACTTGGATGAAGTCAACACAGTTGCCGCAGAATACCTCAAGGGAAAGAGTGAGACACAGATTTCCACTGAACTAGATATTCCAAGGCACAGGGTTGTCACCCTCGTCAAGGAATGGAAGGTCATGGCTTCCAACTCTGATGCTGTACGGGTCAGGGCAAGAGAAGCACTGGCTGGTGCCGATCAGCACTACTCCCAGTTGATCAAGGAAGCATACGACATCATGGAGGATGCTAAGAATGCAGACGCCCTTGGTGCCCGTACTGGTGCATTGAAACTGATCCTTGACATTGAGAAGTCTCGTATTGAGATGTTGCAGAAGGCAGGACTACTTGAGAACCGTGAGCTAGCTGAGAAGATGCTGGAAACGGAAGCCAAGCAGGCAGCCATCATGAGGATCATCACAGAGGTCGTTAGCGAGTGTGCTCACTGTAAGCCAAAGGTATTGCAGCGCATGGCGGGTATCGGTAAGGAAGCTGTGATCATCGATGAGTGACATGGACTTCTCAGAGTTCTTTGTCGCTCTTGACGACAACCCTTTTGAGGAAGACCCCGTAGAACTAGATACGTTCTTGGGACCGAACTTCCTGAACCAACCACCCCTGTCAGAAATTCAACGAGATATGGTTGAGGCCATGTCCCAGATTTATCGTGTCCAAGACCTAGAGCGCCTTATGGGACGTGAAAGAGGCAGGGCACACTACAAGAAGTACACCAAGAACGAAATCGTCCTCGCATTGGGCAAGGGTAGCGGTAAGGACTATACGTCCACAATTGGCTGTGCTTACATGGTATACAAGCTGTTGTGTCTGAAAGACCCAGCAAAGTACTTCGGCAAGCCTCCCGGTGACGCCATTGACCTTATCAACATCGCTATCAATGCAGAGCAGGCGAAGAACGTTTTCTTCAAGCGCTTCAAGGACTTGATCAAGCGTTGTCCATGGTTCGCTGGCAAGTACAACCCCACCATCATCGCTGTTGAATTCATCAAGAATGTCACGGTATACTCTGGACACTCCGAGCGTGAGAGCCATGAGGGACTGAACCTCATCCTCGCAATCCTTGACGAGATTTCTGGTTTCGCCCAGACATCCAATACAGGCAATGAGCAGGCCAAGACTGGTGATGCTATCTACAAGATGTTCCGCGCTTCTGTAGACTCCCGTTTCGATGAGATTGGAAAGGTCATTCTACTTTCCTTCCCTCGTTACAAGGGTGACTTCATTTCCGAGCGTTACGACAAGGTAGTGCGTGAGAAGAAGACTTACGAATTCACACACACATTTAAGGTCAATGAGGAACTGCCAGACGACACTGAGGGAAACACCTTCACAATTGCGTGGGAAGAGGATGAGGTAGTCAGCTACGCCATTGACGGAGTGTTCGCATTGAAGGCACCTTCGTGGAAGGTTAACCCCACCAAGACGATCAATTCGTACAAGCGTAACTTCCTAGAAGACCCCGGTGACGCGCTACAGCGTTTCGCTTGTATGGGACAGTCCTACACGGATGCGTTCATCAAGAACATCCCAGCCCTGCGAGATTCTATGGTCATTCGTAATCCAATTGACGGCGTCAATCGTGTTGACCAGTCATGGGTACCTAATCCAGATATCAAGTACTTCCTCCATGCCGACCTTGCCCAGAAGCAGGACCGTGCAGCGGTGGCGGTAGCCCATGTGAACAAGTGGGTCAAGACTGGACAGTTCAATGACTACGAACAGGTTGTCCCTGAGGTTGTCGTAGACATGGTTGCTTACTGGGAGCCTAAGCCGGGGCAGCCAATCGATTTGAAGCAAGTACGTAGTTGGATCGTGGGCCTACGTAGACGTGGGGTGAACATCGGAATTGTCACCTTCGACCGTTGGAACTCTCTCGATACGCAGATGGAACTCAACAGACTTGGAGTCAATACTGAGACCTTGAGTGTCGCCTTGAAACATTACGACGATCTTGCTATGCTGGTCTATGAGCATCGTGTCAAGATGCCAGCCAACGACATCCTCTTCGATGAGCTTAGTCAACTACGTATTGTGTCGAACACACAGGTTGACCACCCTCGCAAGGGAAGCAAGGACTTGGCTGACGCCGTGGCTGGTGCAGTCTACAACTGCATTACCCGTAGTCCGAAGCAGGTTAACGACACAGTTGACATCGTGGACTATGATGATGTACGCTTGAAGCGAAAGATGGGGGTTGGGGGGAATGATAGTATTCAAACAAAACCTCCAATGCCTTCTGAAATTGAAGAGTATCTATCGAGTATTGGTGCTCTTTAACTAATTAAGGAGGACTATGGATATTCCGAACAAAAATGAAATCATGGACGGCATCGTTCGTGTTTCCAGCAGGTATGTTGTAAGCGAAGAAATGCTTGAGTTTACTAATTTGGATGCTGAGGAATATATCTACAAGGATATGGCTTTGGCTATTGGACAAGAACTTCAAAGGCACATGGGCACCAGTAAAGGGCCGAATGATTTCATCACCAACACTGTTGAATTCAGGGCATGGACTTATATTGTTCCTGACCTAAAGGCTCTCAAGGCTTCAATCCAGAAAGCTGTAGACGCAGCTTATGCCAAGGGTGTAGCTGATACAGAAGGATGGACCCCACCAAGCTCTAGGAATCCAGATGACCTTAGATGAATACTGGGTTGTAGTTTGGAGCAAGGCTCGTCCAGACTCTAGTTTCAGATACGAGCATGTATGGACAAGAGATGGTAAAGTCACAGGAGTTCCTTGGATGTTTACATCTCCCAAGGCCGCAATTGCAGCGGCACGGAAGACGCTCTGCGATGGAACAATCACATTCAGGTTGGTCAAGTATACGCCGGTACAAGATACCGAGTTGACAAACTCACAGGATAGTGTATAATCGTAGTTGTTGGTAGGGCACGACTCCGCTCTACCACAATGCCTCTTTGGTCTAATGGTAAGATGCTGCTTTCGTAATGCAGTGATGAGGGTTCGATTCCCTTAGGAGGATCTAGCTGTAGGGAAAAAGCCACAATCCGGCCCTATAGAGCAGGTAGTCCAGTCGGTGGTATTTGGACGTGACTGCAATGGTACCTTAGCTCCAATTGGTAGAGCGCGACCTTTGTAACGTCGATGTTGTGAGTTCGAGCCTCACAGGTACCTCGGTTGACAGATAATCCAAGACGTGCTAGTCTCTAGCCATGAACATTTACTTGGTAACGGAACGTGACTACGACGGAGACATCATCCATGGAGTTTACTCCAATGAGGTTGCTGCTCTGGAACATCAGAAGGCTGGGGGTATGTACCCAACACGCCCCGAGTATGAGCCTTGGCCTCGCTACTCAGTTGATGAGTACGTGGTGCTTGACACGTATCAGACTGTATGATACAATGGTATAACGCTGGTCAGTTGACCGACAAGAGATGATCCTAGTGCGTATGAGCACACATAGGTCGTAAGTTCATCCACCAGCGTAGCTTCGGGATATGGGCCAGTGGCTAGGCCGCCTGTTTTGGGGACAGGACATCTTCGTGGGTTCGAGTCCCACTATCCCGACTAGTGACAGGGACTTAAAGACTTGTCACTTATCAATGGGTGATAGTAGACTGGTTAGAACAGTTCTCTGATACGGAACTAAACTGGGTTCGATTCCCAGTCACCCAACGCAGCTTGACAAGTAGTAACAGTCGTGATAGTATGAGGATCACGAATGGGCGATTGATGTTAATGGGAGCATGACTGCCTTGCACGCAGTTCGTAGGGGTTCGAATCCCCTATTGTCCACAATGGAAATCCATGCAAGATTTCCAGAATATGGCGGAACACCAGTTCGGGAGAGTCTGGTAACGCACAGGTGGGGGTAACGCCCGATTGAGAGTCAACACTTGGTCTGCTCAAAGGTGTACAATGAGACACTTTCCCTAGGCAGTAGTGGTAAAGACCAATCCACTTATTCACCCTCTATCCGAGTTTGGGGTTCGGGATAGATCAAGGGAAAGAACCCCGACAATGGGTCGTCGCTCTTGGTAGAGCAGGGAGTCTGTAAAACTCTCGTCATTATGTACATTGGAAGTTCGATTCTTTCACGGCTCACGCAAGCAGGAAAACTAAGACTGTGCATGGTCATTGGTTGTAATACCATCCTGTAGCTCCACATCTTGACCGCAATCTGGGCTTTAGTTGGCATACGAAAGCAGGATTGTTTAATCTCGTATCGTTCAATGGCAGGACAAACGGTTGTTACCCGTTCAATGTTGGTTCAAATCCAGCTATGAGAGCTTAGTTTTTCGGTAGCCCAACGGCAGAGGCGGGGTCGAAAGCCCTAAAGTGTAGGTTCTAATCCTACTTGAAAAAACTATTGATCACCAAAGTACACGGTCTTCCGGTTAGCATGGGTGTGAGTCTTTTAAGAGCTTCCCACAGCGAAATAGCGGGGCATGGGCACAGGGCAGCATGGATTCTGTCATTTAACGAGGTAGGCAGGAATGGTTCCTGACGACACTCATAATGTCACCAAACCAGTTCGATTCTGGGTATCTCGACTTCGGAGTAGAGAAGTTGGCATCTCAGCACCCTCATAAGGTGAAGGCTTTCATACGCGCATAAGTGGTTCAAATCCCGCCTCCGTTCCCTTTAAACATTCCTCTATAGTGATAACGGCAGCACGGTACCTTGGTATGGTATTGGTAAGGGTTCAATTCCCTTTGGAGGATCGAAATGAAATGCCTAGTGTGTGGTGAGAAGCTTGGAAGAAACAGAGCCAAGTTTTGTAGTCATGCGTGTCAGCAGGTTAGTCAGTACGACAAATACATCGCAAGATGGTTAGTTGGTGCTGAGACTGGTGGTACAGAGAGAGACATTTCTGAGTTTGTGAGAAGGTACATCTATTCGGTACGAGGAAAGATGTGTTGGCAATGCGGCTGGTCTGGGAAGAACCTAAGGACCGGAGACGTGCCAGTGCAAATTGACCATATCGATGGGGACTCTTCTAACAACGCCGTTGACAACTTAAGGCTTCTTTGTCCAAACTGTCACTCTCTTACTTGGAACTTCGGAAATGCAGGCCACACGTCTGCAAGAGGGTTCAGATATGGTAAGATATAGCTAAGGGTCTGTGACCTGTGTACGACGAGAGGAAAGAGCAATCTCTCCATCCTGCACAAATACAGAATGCACTGCTGTAATGCCGAAAGGTCAGGGCTTAAACCTTGAACCTGCGCCATACCGGAATAGGGAGGCGTCAACGGATGCTCCATTGCAGCAACATGTGGATGTAGTTCAGAGGTAGAATCCCTGCTTGCCATGCAGGGGGCCGGGGTTCGATTCCCCGTATCCGCACTTAGGTAGGATGTCCACCCTCGATCCTAGGCTGACAGGGACGGCGTTAGAGTCATGATCTTTCGTCGGGCGCATTGTGCCTAAACCACTTTCTATCATCCCTTAAACGGATGATATCATCCATTTAACGGAGGATACGTGCCAGAAGTTTACTCGATGTCTCGTTGGAATGAAGAAGATAAGTACGGTGATCGCCCAATGATGGGTGACCGTTACATTCACAGCATCCGTCACAAGAAGCCAAAGAAGCCTCACGCACCAAGAGGGTGCCCCAACAACGAACACGGCCCTCATTTCTGGGTATGCAATAAGCGCATCACTCAGTACCTAGACCGTAGCGCATATCAGCGAGAGGTCTACCATCACTTCAACGTCTTCTGCCTGCTCTGCGGGCTAGACAAGAGGGCATGGGGTAAGACACCTTCCCGCACAATCGAGTGCTTGGTAACAATCGTAGAACGACGTGGACCATGGCAGAATGGCTTCTGGTCCTCTTACAAGGAACTCCGCTTTGACGGAGAGACAGACCACAATGGAAAGACGGTATCACGATGGACCTGATTGATCAGCTTGAAAAGCTCAAGGACGAATCGTCCTACTTCACCCCTAGAGACCTAGATTACGGAGACTACACCGATACCGGAATCATCTACATGGACGAAGAAGAGCTTGGCGAAGGACGCTGGGCAACCCACATGTTGACAATCGTTCAGTATGGTGGTAAGCTCTGGGGTATCGAGTGGTCAAGGGGACTCACAGAGGACCAAGACGACACGTTCGAGCCTGATACTTCAACGGTATACGAGGTTGACAGGAACGAAAAGGTAGTGTATACTTACAGTAAGAAGAAGTCGCTAGATGCGTCGCGGGTGGGCGTAACTGCAATAGATGTGGATGGTCTAGACGACTTCTCCTGAGTCCTGCTAAGGGAAACCTAAGACGCCCCATAGCTTTCCAAGGGAATGATCCACCAACGGACGATAACGGATCAATGGCCTAGTCTTTCAATGGTTAGGAACAGAGGCTTTCAATCTCTTAATCGGAGTTCGATTCTCCGCTAGGTCACGTTGGGACTGGTAATCCCACAGGTAGTATGATTCCTTAATCATGCGGTGATGGCAAGGACCAGATGCTTGCCAAGGGTTCACATCCTGATTCTACTGTGATAGCAGCAATGCTAGGAAATTGCGAGGCTCCGCTTACCAAAGTGATCCTCATATGCCCTATTCGTTCAACGGCAGGACGATGGTTTCTCAGATCATCAACAGGGGTTCAACTCCCCTATAGGGTACGGTCGGCAGGATTACGCTACGAATTGCGCTAGGGTGTTTAATGGGCGTAGGTATACCCTGTGACAAGTATGTGGGATTGCCTAGCAGTACCCCACATGCGATAATGGGCCATCCCGGTTTTGACAGGTATGGAAAATCTAAATAGCGGCCAGAAACGGATCACATTCTATAAAGTGGTCAAACAAATAAATGCTACCGATGAGGTAACAGAGGCTATGAAGGGTGTTGACGCATTCATTGAGTCAGTACTCTCCGGTGCGGACCAGCTAGCGCTCGTCTGACAAGCCAAGGGTAAAGGCAGCCCTAGTCAATCAAATGTCTAAGGTGCAGTAAAAGGTTGTCCAACCTAAATGGACTGGTGGAGTGTGGCGGAAGCTACCCCGTATTACAATGGCCGTATAACTGTTTAGCTGGAACATATTTGGACGCGGGTTCGACTCCCGCATGGTCCACAAACGCAGAGTCTCATGGTGGGTTTGCCCCAAGTCCGTCAGATGAGAGACGAAGCGGGGGAGTGCAATAAAGCTTACGACTTGGGTGACGACTAGCTGAGCAATCCCTAACTTGACAGAGCCTATCAGAGATGGTAGGCTTTTGTCATGAGCGACAAGAAAGATGGACCCCAATAACATCAAGACAGAAACCAAGGTCAACGGTAGGTGGGTTGACAACGAAGACCTGACCTGATAGAGTCTTCCTACACGACAAGGAAAGGTTAGACATGATTCTCGCAGTCACGTACAAGGAACAGTTCTCCCGTGTTGCTCCTGCTTACAGTCGAGCACACTGGCCCGAGCACACCGATGAGATGGAAGTCAACTGGGTTACTCAGGCTGATGGATGGCTCGTCTACGAATGGGATGACGAAAGCGTCATTTGCAGCGATAATATGAACGTCGTCAAGTCTTACACAACGAGGTCCAAGTGAAGCCCGCAGAGTTTGACAGCTACCCTCAGCCCGCACCCAAGCCCAAGATCAACTGGCAGCGGATCAGGGAGAACTTTGCTATTGGATTCGGCTCTGTCATCGGATGGGCTTCTGGTACAGGAGTCATCCTAGGCATTATTGGACTGATCGCTTTCGGCATCACAAGCTGTACGTCACAATCCAAGGTAGCAGAAGACTGGGCACTGGAATGCCGCAAGGCAGGCAATCAGGTCATCGGAATGACTTCTGATGTCACCTACTGCATGTCTGAGACTCAGGTGCTTCCTCAGCCAAAGACAGATACGTGGGGTTCATTCGATACCGTTGCCTGTACCGCTCAAGGCGGGTACACAGCAAGGAACGTCAATGGCAATTTATACAGCTACTACTGCATCAAAGGCAAAGTAATCTCTAAGAGTCCGTGAAAGGATCACAATGGAAAACATGTTCGGAACTAAGGTCGTTACGCTTGACGATTTGATTCGTCGCAACGACGCGGGTATCACGGTATGCAAGGTCTGCGGTGGAGAGTTCAAGGCTCTTTACGCAACAGACAAGGGATACGTCTGCAAGGAGCACCGATGATCACGGTAGAGCCAATGGACGGAGTAATCGTGAGCGAGTTTGCTCAGCGCATGGCTAAGGCAGTTGTTGATGTCCTTAATGCTAAGGGTTCCAACACTGAGCTATTGATGGCTATGATGGGTGAGGTTGTGCTTGAGATTGATGAAATCGGAAAGCGCGTATCCGTATTGGAGGCCAGCAATGGGCGCTAGTCTGGACATGCACTACGGATTCGGATTCATCACTGGTGATCCTCAGGAAGAGGACAACTCCCTTGCCTTTGAGGCAATGGGTATTGAATTCGATGAGGACGATCCGTCTGAGGCGTACTACGCAATCATCAAGAAGTTCCCCGGTGTTGAAGTAGCCAGCTATGGTCACTATGACTACTGCTATGGTTACATGATCTACGCAGCTTCCACTGAGGGATACTCTTGGGATGGAGCCATGGAAGTCAGCACTGACACGTTTGGTGTTCCCACCATGGATGAAATCGCTGCACTATCTTCTGTTCTGGGCTACTTCTACCCTGATGGTGAGAAGCACCTAGGACACATGGTTACGGTGAGCTACGGATGATTGACGTTCGCTACAAGGAACCTTGTCACGCAATCCATGTGACAGGGAAGAATAATGATGCCGTATGCTCGGTGCTGGAAAATGCCGACTATATGTGGTACATGTTCAGCGACCGTGATGACATCATGTTCTACCGCGATGAAAGCCTTCATTTCCCCGTGAAGGTAGGAGACTGGCTCGTAGTTGACCCACAGTTCGGTACTGTGGTAGTCTACAATCCAGAAGAGTTCGAAGACACGTTCTACCGCAACGTAAGCGTTCTCTACTGATGGACGCCTTATTCCTGTTCATCTTGTTTTGGGTGATCTTGATTGTCGTCGGAATCTCTGCTATGCTCATTGCACTAGCAATCTTCGGAATCTGGACGGTATGGAGCTTCATCCTCTACTTGATCTACGGGGAATGATGTGCTATACTGGATTACAGTCTCGGGAAGACTCTAAACTACCCCCAAGCAAGTGCCACTGTGGGTAAGCCGGGAAGCCTCCAAAACTTCTGTCAGCTAGGGTTCGATTCCCTACACTTGTGCTTAGAAGGGAAGTAACATGGTAGCACTAGGAATCATCCTGTTAGTACTGGGATTCGTCTTTGGCCTCGGTGGTCAGACGCTCCTGTATGTTGGTGGAGCCTTGGTCATCGTGGGACTCGTCCTGAATCTAATGAATCGCCGTGTCTGGTAGCTTGACACGCTGAGGATAGTCTGCTAAGCTACTCATACAAGTGAATAGCGAAAACACAGATGGTCCACTAGCCCAATCCGGTAGAGGCGTCAGTTTCAAACATTGAAGGTTACGGGTTCGAACCCCGTGTGGACTACTCTGGTGCATACAGGTTGCAATCTGCAATAAGATGAACTTGAAGTGTGTTGTGCGGTATCCAATCCGCCCCGACAAAACACACATGGCAAGTCGTTCGTCAAAGAGATAGAATCTCCGTTCATGAATTTCCGCCTGTGTGTATCACTAGTATTGGTGATTGTAAACCCCAGCCTGTAATAAGGTGCAGCCCATAAGAAAGCTGCTAAGTGAACAATTAGCCACAGCAACAGGGATGGAGCAAACCTGTTGGTCACCAAATATAAGTAGCAAGGCGATGGACTAGCTATCCATCGATCCATGGCTATCGCAGGTAGCGCTGTGAAAGTTTGCGCACAACACTATGAATGTTGTGGACATGCAAAGTCGTTAACAACCCTCACACGGTTCTAGACCAAGTGAGGTCATGGTCCGTTAGGTCAATGGTAGACTTCCTCGTTTACACCGAGGCTACAACAGTTCAATTCTGTTACGGACTACGGAAGAAAGTCATGGGTTCGAATCCCATTCGTCAGGCTCACAAGGCAAGTCGATAGTTCAGCGGAAGAACGTCTTCAACAGGAGAGTCACCGGTTCGAATCCGGTATGTATGCGGCCATTTAGTTGAGTGTACATTAGCTTAGTGGAAAAGTACTCCTTAATGGTCCATTAGCCCAATTGGCAGAGGCGCTAGATTTAGGTTCTAGAGGTTGTGGGTTCGACTCCCATATGGACTACTGGGAAGTGCTTGACACTATAAGATTTTGCAGGTCGAAGCTGAGTGTACACGAAGCTTAGATACCACACTTTCAAATCTGTCTTTCTGACTCTCCCAATCAATGCGTCTGTATCCCAAAGGCAGAGGAAACACGTTGAGGACGTGTACAGCACGGGTTCGACCCCCGTCAGACGCACTGAGCTAGATGCGATAGACTTGAGTTACTTCGGCCCATGGCGGGCCACCCATATAATGAATGAGATAAAGTCGGTTCGATTCCGACAGTAAACACTTAGGTCGCCCTTTTCTCTAGCTCTTAACTTCCACCACGACGAAGGATCACTATGGATATCACCAAGATCATGACTGCCAAAACTTGGCGGGCATTGAACATTCCCAAGACCAAGGATGCTCTTAGGGACTTACAGCGTGAATTTCACCCTGACGTGAATACCGATCCCAATGCTCATGAGGCATTCGTGAAACTGGTACCTCTCTTTGAAGGTCCAGATTACCAACTGCGTGTAGCCAATGGCACCGCAACGACAGCACATGCAATCGCATGGAGCATGGAAAAAGATTTCGATGATCGTAAGATCGTCGCTGTGCGTGCGCTTGAGCAACTTGCCAAGCTGCCTGCTGAATTCAATAGGTTCTTTCCTAAGATTCATTCCTTTGGACCTGACCACCTGACCCTGAATTACGGAGAAGGTTGGTGGTTTGTCGAGGACTTCCCCAAGTTTGATTCCCGCACTGCGGTATGGATCGCTAAGCGTGGAGCGGCGGCAATCAAGAAAGCTGCTGAGTCTGGAATCGTTCATGGAGATATCAACCCTCGAACAGTCGCACTACTCCCAAGTGAGCATGGCCTCATGCTTGATGGATGGTGGCACAGCGTTGAATTGGATAGTCGTCTGGCATTGAAGCCTGACGCACCTACTCCTGCAAGGTACTTCGGTGGAGCGGGGGCAGATGAGAAGATGATGGTTGCCCAACTGGCAGCCATGTTGACAAAGACCTCAGTCCCTGATAAGCTCCTCTTAGAAACGTTCAAGAAGCACTCGTTTGGCGTAGCCAATGCAAGAGACTTCTTCAATGAAGTTAATGATGTAGCAACCAAGTTGTACGGACCTGCGAAGTGGCATCCACTTGATGTCCCAGCCGTACCGATGATTTAAGGAGAAACATAATGGGTGGTGGAAGTTGGTCGGCAGCGGCCTACAGCGCAGTGAGCGCAACGCGAGCCGCAACAGGAAGTGCATTCGCATACGACAGGACCGTCAAGGCTACTGGTCGCTATGAGGCACATGAGCTTGTTGACGTAAAGAAGCTCAACAAGGCTGGCGAGAACATTCGTGAGTCCCTTGACACCGTGGAGCATCCCTTCACGAAGCCGATGGTCATTGGTTTTGACCAGACCGGCTCCATGGGTTCGATTCCCGGTGAGATGCAGAAGAAGCTCAACACTGTCTTCGATCTGACCACTGCAAAGGGCGTTGAGGACGTTCAGATCGCAGTTGCCGCTTACGGTGACGCTGCGAATGATGAGCGTGTTCCGTTGCAGATGAGCCAGTTCGAATCTGGTATCAAGATCGATGAGGCGCTGGACGTTCTGTTCCTTGAGGGTCATGGTGGTGGAAACAGTGGAGAGACCTCCAACCTGTTGTTCTACTACCTCGCATACCACACCCGCACTGACGCTTTCGACAAGCGTGGTGTCAAGGGCAAGGTCTACCTCATCGCTGATGAGAAGCAGATTCCGATTACAGCCGCACACATCGAGAAGTACATCGGTGAGCAGCCTCTCGGTGACCTGTCCTTCGAGGGTATCGCAGCGGCAGCTACAGAGAAGTGGGATGTCACAATCCTCCTGATCAACAACTCCGCAGCCAAGTACCAGCGTTCGGAAGAGTTCTACGGAAATCTCTTCGGACCTGACAATGTGGTTATCGTTCAGGATGTCTCGGCAATTCCTGAGATGATCGCCGGTCTCTTCGCTTACGATCTTGGTCGTAGCATTGATGACATCAAGGCTGATCTGTCCGCAACTGTCGGAAACGCAATCGCTGTTCGGGTAACCGACGCTATTGTCAAGCGCTCGGGTACGAAGAGTGCAGCCCTCCGCTGATATCGTTGTAGGTCTTGGATGGGGTGACGAGGGTAAAGGCGCAACAGTCGATGCCCTCGTTGCTCATTCCAATGCTGATCGTGTTGTCAGGTTCAATGGTGGACAGCAAGCTGCCCATAATGTGATCGCTAAGGGAATTCACCACACCTTTGCCAGCTATGGCTCGGGTACGATGTCAGGAGTTCCTACTTGGATTAGTTCCTACTGCACGATCAACCCCGTAAACATCTTCAATGAGAAGTCCGCACTCATCAAGAAGGGATTCAATCCTGTCTTGAATGTGGACGGTAAGGCTCTTGTCACCACTGCTCTTCACGTCTTGGTCAATGTTATTCGTGAGGAAGCACGCGGCAAGGACAACCATGGAACAACTGGGAATGGCTTTGGCGAGACCATTGATTACTCCCTGAGGTTCCCAGAGCTTGCACTGCGAGCAGAAGACTTCAAGCTTGGATTCAGCGCGGTATACCCAAAGATGCTGGCCCTCAGGGACTTCTACATCAGTGACGGTATGATCATTCCTGATCATCCCAACCTCAAGGATTCCAAGATGCAGTCGTTGGTGTGGTCAATGCTTCCAATGTTTAACCATTTCAATGTTGTCACTACTGTTGATCTGTTTGAAGAGTTGAGGCATGGTCATACGGTATTCGAGGGGGCACAGGGATTCGTCCTTGATGAGAACTTCGGGTTCAACCCTTACACCACATGGTCTACGACTACACCATCTAACGCTAGGGCAATCTTGCGTGAGGCAGGGGTAACAGATGTACACACAACCGGTTGCCTTCGCTCCTACGCAACTAGGCACGGTGCAGGACCGCTACCTCATGAGGGAGAGATTGGGTTCACTCCCGACGAACCTCATAATACTACTGAATCCAGTATGGCTGGTGAGTTCAGGATTGCTCCGCACGATGTAGAGACTATTCAATGGGCTATTGATATGACCGATGTTGATTCATTGGCAGTCGGGCACTTGGATGTCTTTGATGGATTCATGACTCACGATGGGCTATTCCCACTTGACACATTCGGTAAGCCGATTAGGTTGAAGGCATGGGGACCAGCCAGAGAAGATCGCATGGTCATGTGATATGATTGTTAGATACGCTAGATGCGCAGGAATGGGTTACTTCTTTCATCCAAAAGCGAAACCACCTATTCCGATTCTTTCACTGGCGTATTATGGAGAGTAAACCTGTAAGGTACAGGCGCTGCTTCGAAAACAGATGGGTGCGTAAGCACTGGGAATCGTGTTCTCTGCTCTCCGCTGGACTGACAGGTAGGCATACTTGCTCCGTATGAGACTATGGGCGGAAGTAATCAGTCATCATGTGCGCTAGGGGTATACACCGAATGCATTTACCATGGTCCTCAATGGAAGACGATTTGTTCTGGGAACAACACATGCTGGAACCATGTTGGACGGTAACACGTTGGGGTTCGATTCCTCCTTCTTCCGCGTTTGATCAGCAATTATACTAAGACAACCTCAAATCTATGTTATAATTGACTGTATTCAACTTAGGAGAACAATTGGCAAGCATGACGCCTGAGGGGTTCAGATTCTTTCGTGTAGAGAGAACTCCCTCACGACCTGTTTTGCTGATTGTAATGGGTTGGTTGCTGGGCGGTATCACGCTAGTTCTAGGTACTGTCTTTCCTATTGATGTTAACCCCGCCATTAACGTTAACTCTACCGAGTGGGTACTTGGTATGATGTTGGTATTTGGAGCATCCTGTATCAGTTTGTCAGCTTTGCGGTGGAAGAGAGAATCCACAGCATGGCAACTTGAACTGGTGGGATTCCCGATCTTAGCGGCAGCATGGATGCTCTATACTGCGTTGGTCCTTATTACAAGCTGGACCTCGCTATTCCCCCTATGTCTGGGGCTAGCATTCGCTGCTGCAAGTGTGCAGAGGTTCCTTGAAGTAAAGGGTCACATTAGAAGGGCACGCCGAAACGTCTCCGCGTTTGAAACACAACAACGCGAAGGGGAGGAAGCTAATGCCTGATTGGATTCTACCGCTGTTGACAATTGTCTTCGGTGGGGGTGGTTTGATTACAGCTATCGTAGCATGGAGAAAAGACGCAAGGCAAGGTCCGGTAGAGCACCAAACCGCTCAGGTAGCTGATGCAATGGTTCTTTCCAATGCAGCGTCAGAGCTTATCAAGACCCTTACTGATCGCCAGAAGAATTTTGAGGATCGCATCGGAGTCAAGGAAGTTGTGTGGGAAGGTAAGCTTGAAGCCCAAGACACCAAGATTGACCACTTGCAGTCCCGTGTGGATTCGTGGATTTTCTGGTACAATGACTTGAAGGTCAACTGGTTTCTCCACCGTGTCAAGGATGTTCCTCCGGTTCCCCCTGACACGTCTGCCCCAATCTGATGCTATAATGGTTCTGACATGAAAGGGGACCATTATGGGACCAGCTAACATTGCGGTATTGAAAGTACTGTCAGATCGTACAGACTTTGATAGCCTCGCAACTAGACTTACGGACCTAGCCGGTCAGTTCACTGACCTAGAGGCAGCACTCAACGCACCTGACGACATGCCAGATGTAGACGCAGCATATGAGGTCTTCCGTCATTCGGGTATCGATGCATGGATCAAGACACTCAAGGCAACGCTTGACGCAATCGAGCCACTTGTTGTAGACTTGAAGACAGCAGCTAAGTCTTCTTACTGATTTAAAGCGAACGCAAGTTCGCCGTGGTCCCTGTCCAGACGGTCTGGAAGCAGATTGCAACCCTGTTCATAGCGAGTTCGACTCTCGCAGGGACTTCTACGAAAGGAAAACAATGCTAGTACATGACAAGAATCTCGCAAAGCTGGATCAGATTGCTGATACCACTGTCGAGTCCATTGACCTGTTCTCACAGGAACAGATCGAGAATGCCATTGCGGCAGTCAAGCGTATTGCCAAGTCACTGACGGAAGCAAAGAAGTCTTTTGCCAAGCCCGTTGAGGTCGTTGAAGTTACCGACGAGGAAGTTGACAACGACACCGAAGAGTGATATGCTCTTCTTATGAGTAGAAACCTGCTCATTTAACCATTCGATGTATTCACGAAAGGGGACTTTTATGTCCAAGTACAATGGCGCAACTGTATCGGTTGCGCGTGGTTCTGGTGTAATCCAAAACACCAATGTGGCAGTTCGCACTGCCGAGGGTGGTATCGGTTTCGTCCGTACCCCAAAGTCCGAGTTGTTCCTTGCAGGCGTTAGCTCGCTTGTTGAAGACAACTTCTATGAGAAGGCAGCTACGACTGCTTCTCGCATCCGTGGTCTCGTAAAGACCGTCGCTGTTGAAGATGCCAAGTGGATTCAGGACTTCGTGTTCTGGCTTCGCCACACCGCAAACATGCGTTCGGTTTCTCTTTCCATCGCTCTTGATGCTGCAAAGGTCTTGAATGATGCAAAGATCACTGGTGGACGTGCAATCGTTGCGGCTGCAATGGATCGTGCCGATGAGCCTGCTGAGGCAGTTGCTTACTGGCACGCCAACTATGGTCGTCGCATTCCTCAGTCCGTAAAGCGTGGTATCGCTGATGCTGCACAGAACCTTTACACTGAGCGTTCTCTCGTCAAGTATGACTCTGACAGCAAGGCTGTTCGTTTCGCTGACGTTATCCAGTTGACCCACCCACTACCAAAGACTGCAATCCAGTCTGTTTTGTTCAAGCACGCACTTGATCGTCGTTACAACGCTAAGGTTGCTGTCCCTGAGGCTTTGAAGTTCGTTAAGTCGAACTCTGAGTTCAAGACTGCTGACCTTGACCTTGACAACATCAAGGGTGCAACTTGGGAACAGCTTTCGAGCAAGACCAAGATGGACGCGGCAGCATGGGAAGCAGTTATCCCAACCATGGGCTACATGGCTTTGCTCAAGAACCTCCGCAACTTTGTTGAGGCTGGTGTGGACCGTAAGGTTCTCAACGCAGTCGCAGCTAAGATTGCTGATCCTCTTGAGGTAGCAAAGTCCAAGCAACTTCCATTCCGCTTCTGGTCTGCGTATAACGCAATCGGCGGCAACAACGTTTTCAAGCTTGCTATTGATGACGCATTGAACGCTAGCGCAAGCAACGTTCCTGCTCTCAAGGGTAAGACCTTGATCCTCGTTGACGTGTCTGGTTCCATGGGAGCTAAGTTGTCCGCTCAGTCTGAGGTTTCTCGCTACGATGCTGCGGCATTGTTTGCTGGTGTCCTCGCTTCTCGCGCCAACGATGCAACTTTGGTCTGGTTCGACGGTAGCTCGGGACAAGTTAACTTTGACAAGAAGGCTTCGGCCCTCGAAATCAAGAAGGCTATTCCGAACTGCGGTGGATGGACCTCGCTTGACGCTGCTGTCGCTCGTTGGTACAAGGCTGGTTTCGACCGTGTCGTTGTATTGACTGACGAACAGCACAATGGTGGACGAGTGTTCGCACCTGTCCCAAGCAATGTGCCCGTATTTGTTTGGAACTTGGGTGGATACGCTGCGGCGGCATCCAACCAGTCCAATGTGTACACTCAGGGTGGTTTGAGCGATGCAAGCTTCGGCTACATCGATTTGATCACTGCGGGTGTCACTGAAAAGTGGCCTTGGCTCAAGTGATTGTAGGGGAGGGGACTTCGGTTCCCTCCCTTCACATCCTCACTAAAGTTGACACAGGCGCACGAACAGCGCATTGCATAATCTGCGGGCACACAAAGATTAGGCTTCGTTCAGATAACAAGAGATGGCGTTGCACAACATCAGAGAAAGCTGCACGGTATGGACTCAAGGCAGGAGAGTTCAATGAACTCATTGAGAGCCAGAACAATCGCTGTGCTATTTGCAATCGCAAGATGTGGTCACCGCACATCGACCACAATCATTCCACCGGAGCAGTCAGAGGATTGCTCTGCTCAAATTGCAACACAGGTATTGGACTACTTGGTGATTCACCAGAACGCCTCTTGAGTGCAATCCTGTATCTTGATCCAGAATGGAAAGACGAGACATGATTTACGGACTTAACGGAACAATTCATCAAACAGAACAGCTTGACGTAGAGGTCTATAAGGGTAAGGTAGTCGCGGTATGGTTCAGATGTGCCATGCTCCCTTTTGAGCAATTCAACGTGGATAAGGACAGGGCACAAGAGATGGCAACTGCTGAACTTAATCCTATGGTTGGTGTGATCTTCAAGGACAGCTTGACACGTCTTGACTGACGTGCTAGGCTCTAGCCAACATCAACGAGAGGTAATCATGGAAATCGAACCGAATCCCGGCATCCCCTACGCTTTTGACCGCAGGGACTTTGAGGTAATTGACCCGCTTTCCCTCGCAGACCGCTGTGATGCTGGCCCTTGTGGAGCACAGGCTTTCATCCGTGCATCTTTCATGGAGGGTGACCTGTTCTTCTGCCAGCACCACTACACCAAGTACTACACTGCCATCAACGCACAGGCAATTTGGGTGCATGAGCAGCTTGAGGATTTGCTGGTCGCACGCTGATGGGACACACGTTCAACGCCAACATCTGGTGTGAAGAGTGCTTTATTAGCGGGCACGGACAAGTCCACCTGATGATTGGCTTAACAGTCAATGGAGAAGGCCCAGCAGATGGTGATGACTTCCATCACTTCGCTTGCTGGTGCTGTGATCCGTACTGCGGCAAATGGCGCGGTACATGGAATGATCGAGCAATGTCAGAGATGACCCAACCAATGAAGGATGCTTACTATGGAACTCAAGGCTAACAACAAGGGCACCAAGTTGACAATCACCAAAAATGGTGCTACGATTGTGCTCAAGAAGAAGGAAATCCTCGTGCTTGTGGTTGCTTGCATCGACTGGTTCGGTTGGGGCTGGCTCAAGGACAAGCTGGAAGATTACCTCATCTACGTGAACGCTTGACAAAGAGTAGCTGACATGCTACGCTGGATACACCACGACAAACAAGGACACATAATGGACATTCAATACCCCGACATTCACGTCAAGCTCGTTGGGCATGACGGAAACGCCTTCGCCATCATGGGCAAGGTCTCAGAAGCTCTTCGCAAGAACGGTGTTCCCAAGGAAGAGATTGACGCTTACCTCAAGGAATCCATGAGCGATGACTACGATCATCTGTTGCGCACAGCAGTACGTTGGGTTGACGTGTCGTAGCAAGTGTGCTACAATTAGACTTACAAATAAATAGAGACAACGCATAGCTGATGCGCTAGGAGTGAGTTACTTCCCATTCAAAGGAAATCAGATTGTTCGATTCAATCACCCGGCACAATTCATGCCGGGTCGCCGTGGAGGCGATTTAAAAAACACTTAGTCCGCTTTTTACCCAGCTATGTTTATGCGAGTGAGATGTTATGGCTGCATCCCTGCCTTCCAAGCAGGTCGTCGGAGTTCGATCCTCCGTACTCGCACGCAGTTCGATGCGCTAGGGTTGAGTTACTTCCAAATGATAATGGGTATCAAAAAGGTCAGGGAGAACCTGATCAAACAAAAACAACTTAGTCCGCCTATTTCACGAACTGATTAACGCTCGTTAGTATATGGGTAAAACGTCACCCTGTCACGGTGATAAAACGGGTTCGAGTCCCGTACGAGTGGCGCAATTAAACTCAATATCGAAAGGGTAGAACAATGGATGTAATTGTTTACAACTTCGGTAGAGGGGAAATTACCAATCGTGTTAGTGTGAGACACGCCATTGAAATGATTTGTCGCGGTGTGGCTAAGGCCATTGAAATCGTGGAAAATGAATTCTATGGTCCTTTCCCACTACCGTTGGCACTAGAATTGACGAAGTACAGGTTCCCTCACTGGCTTTACCAGAAGGAACCTAAGTTCAGTCGCAAGAATGTACTCAAGCGAGACAACTACGTTTGTGCATACTGTGAGGGAGAGGCCGACACGTTCGACCACATTCACCCACAGTCGCAAGGTGGTCAGTCTGAATGGCTTAACGGTGTAGCTGCATGTTTCTCCTGTAATCAGAAGAAGCGTAACAGGACGCCAAAGCAAGCCGGTATGGAATTGAAGTACCAGCCATACCGTCCATTGCTTGTGGACATTACATAACAAAATCAGGTGTGAGATGTGGGAGTAGAGACCCAGCGACTCAGAGTAGCCGTCGTCTAAGATGTAAGACACACACCATATGGGCTAGTGGCAGAGTAGGACAATGCGCTAGATTGAAGTCCTAGAGATTTGGGTTCGATTCCCAACTAGCCCACGGTGACTAAAGGCAATTGGTGAGCCGCCTGTCTGTGGAACAGGTGTAGGGGGTTCGATTCTCCCTAGTCACACGGTACCAAATTGGTATACCACGATGATTGGAGTATTATGGGCGGCGTTATTTATGCAGAGCCGGTTTTGTCTCTGGAAGAGACCGAGACCGTAGAAGTCCCCGAGGCCGAAGAGGCTGAGGAAGCTCCCGTAGCGGAGTGATGACGACACTGGGATGGCTCCCGCCTACCCCAGTGCTGTAGTGAAAACCGCAAGATAAATGTTGCAACTGAGCGGTTATATCAGGGACAATAGCACAAAGTCCTGATGGAGGATGGTAGTTCAAGTTAGAACACTGAGCATTCGCTTCCTAGCGGCAAGGACCGACTAGTTGGCTACCTCAGAGATGCAGGGATCGGTACCTGCTCATTCACGAACTGACAAACGGTTGGGTTCGATCCCCACCCGTCTTGCGAAAGCAGGACGTAGTTTACAGGGAAAACAGTCGGTATTAAACAAGGCTACGAATATGGTATAGTGTTCGTATGACAAAAGTGTGTTCAGTGTGTAAGACAGAGAAGCCAGTTGATGACTTCCATAAGAAGGGCAAGTACCTATACTCCAAGTGCAAGGTGTGTTGGAGAGAGTACTCTAAGGACCATTACGCACAGAACACACAGTATTACAAAGATAAGGCCAAGAGAAACCGTAAGCCAATCTGGGAACAGCACGGACTAACACTTGAGGCTTACACAAAGATCGCAGCCAAGTCGAATGGTCTATGTTCTATTTGTGGAGACGGGGCAACGGTGATCGATCATGACCACAATTGTTGCTCAGGTCCAAAATCGTGTGGTAAGTGTGTTAGAGGATTGCTTTGCGGTCACTGTAATTCGATGATTGGTTTCGCTAAAGACAGTTCTGATACACTTATCAAAGCGGCAGCATATGTCGCTATGGTCTCACCTAGGGATTAGGCACGGAGTCTACGAAACTCTGATGGACGGCTCGACTCCGTCTGGGACTGCTCATTTCAAAAATTTGGGGGAACCATGGCTAAGACTGCTCTCGTCATCGTAGATGTGCAGAATGACTTCTGTGAGGGCGGTGCTCTGGCTGTCCAAGGTGGACTTACAGTAGCTAACAGGATCGCTAAGTATCTTGTTAACTCTGACACCTATGACGTGTTCGGCATCACGAAGGACTGGCACATCGATCCCGGTGAGCATTGGTCTGACAAGCCTGACTACGTGCATAGTTGGCCCGTACACTGCAAGGCAGACACTCCCGGTGCAAGACTTAACATGGCACTGGTTGCGAGCTTCTTCGTGAAGTACATTGACAAGCTGGCAGACATGCTGTACCAAGTGGCTGTGTTCAACAAGGGTCACTACTCTGCAAGCTACAGTGGTGTAGAGGGAGTTGACGGGTACGGTATCGGTCTGGTAACATGGTTGAAAGAGCATAATGTAGAGGATGTTCACGTAGTTGGACTAGCGTTCGACTACTGCGTCATCGCAACGGCAGTTGATCTTGCTAACCTAGGCTTCAATGTCAAGGTTCTCAAGCACTACACTGCCAGTGTTGATCCAGCTAACGATGCTGAAACGATCTGTCAGCTTCACGGTGTTGGAGTTGACGTAGTCCTCTAAGTAGTGTATACTAGATGTTGTTGGTGGGACAAGGCAGGCAAGAAAGCCCAAGCATCCTACCAGCTTATGCTTCCGTAGCTCAGTTGGCAGAGCAGGACACTCTTAATGTTCGGGTCAAGGGTTCGAGTCCCTTTGGGAGTACGCTGATGGCAGTCAGACGGGTAATGCCTTTCCTCCGTACTTAAGGGTGCGGTAAGCACGAACTTCCTGCCAGTTGTTCATGCAAAATAAGGCAAACAAAGAGTTGATCGGCACGTCGCTTTGTGCTTAATCGTCGTCATCCATAAACCAGTTAAATGATGCCCAAGCAGGCAACGGCTGGGGAACAGGGTTGGATAGCAACCGTAAAATAATGGGGATACGATCAACTCACTTGGGTCTATAGTATAACGGTAGAACAGCGGACTCTTACTCCGTGGATCAGGGTTCGATTCCCTGTGGACCCACTACCCGAAGGAAACACGGCAGTTGTGATGTACTGGGCTAACCGTGGGTGCGTGACGACTCATAATTGTCAGGCTTGGGCAGGCATACGAAACATCACTGGGGGATTATCGGACAATGCTCTGGGTCGCTCCCAGTCGGTAGCATAATATAGGCTAGCTAGAAAAGCTTAAGACGAGCACAGTGGGTTCAACTCCCACATCCCTTTCTACGACAAGGAACACAATGGTTATTGATGCAGTCACAGCAACAGGCGCAATTTACAGGATTGATCGTGAGAACAGCTTCTGGGTAAAGATGCGCAATGGATACCCCGAGTCCCAGACCAATCGTATCTGGGCATTGAAGATCAGCACAGACAAGCTTGAAAGTCTTGTATGGCCGTGGGCATTCCCTGATGGTTGGGAAGACGCACCACTGCCGGTAGTCGGTAGGCACCTTTTCATCAGCGGTAAAGATGAATGGTATGCTAGTACCAAGATCGTTGAAATCATCGAAGACGTTGACTGGCCGGGTTCGCACGGCTTCCTTAATGTCTAAGTCTTGAGGGCGTCACCCTCAAAGGTAACCCAACACCACATATTGGGTATGTTGTTTCAGGCTCAGAAAAAGTCTGGATATTTTGCGGATAAGAAAGAATCTGCCGGGTGATTGCCGATCAATCAAAGACCTACTGCATGGGTCAAGAGATATGCAGAGTCAACGGTGTGACAAGCCGTGACCATGCGCCCGTAGCTCAGAGGAAGAGCAACTGACTTTTAATCAGTGGGTCGAGATATCGTAATTCTCTGGGCGCACCCATTGCCCTAGCCTACAAGTTACGAAGCAAGATAGTGTTGCTAACGTCTTCTAGTAGTACACAATAGGGCTGTTGTGAGCGAGACATAAGCAACTCGACGCCACGTTCAGTGGGTGCCCTCGGTAAGCACTCCAATGGTCCACTTGACAGCCTACCTGAAACATGGTAGGCTCTTGCTATATCCAAACACGAACAAGGAGTAGACATGAACACGCTTACCATTGACCGCAACGACTTGGGCGACTTTGTTGCCTACGATGGTTGCCACAAGTTCTACGTGCTCGCTGACCACGCTGAGTATGATGAGGTCAAGAGCTACGGCTACACGATCTATCACATCGCTCAGCTTCCCGCACTGTGGGAGACTGCCTGCTTCCTCCGGTTCATCAACCCTTGGGACTTGAAGACCGACATCGTTCCTCAGGATCGTGAGTGCGATACCCTTGTCTTCACCAACTTCGGCAAGGCTGACATTGTCTACCACGGAGAGGATGCGTAATGAACGTGGATGCACAACTGGACGTAAAGACCTTCACTGTTGCTCAATTGATTATGGCTCTGGGAACATTCCCACTGACTGCCATTGTCGGTATTGACTACGACACTGAGACCCTGACGCTCAACTGGGATGCTCTGGAAGTATCTCAGGAACTCGCTAACCCAGATGACCTCCGATGAAGATTGGTGACCGCGTAGTTGTCCGTAACGTCACCCTTGCAAGGGGTAGGGGAGACTTCCATGCCGTGTTGGTCGAGTACGATCACGAATTCGACACTTGGGAAATCAGGGACGACTTCCACAATACCCGCTACTACCCCGCACACATGTTGGAGCTAGAATGAGAATCGGAATTGACCTAGGTAATGTCCTCATTGGTGGGGACACCGAATGGTTTGGCTCTGACTTCCTCAATGCTCCTATCGTTACGGGTGGATATGAGGCGGTAGTCAGGTTGTATAACCTCGGCCATGAGCTATTCATTGTCTCCAAGGCTTACCCCCGTAATCAGATCAAGTCTAAGGACTGGCTGTACGCTAATGGATTCAATATGTGGATCAGTGACAGGAACAAGTTCTTTGTCTTGCACAGAGAAGACAAGACTGTCGTGTGCGACAACTTGAAGCTGGACTTGATGATTGACGACAGAAGTGATATCATCGACCACATCAACACATACTCCAAGGATACGAAGGGTTACCTCTTCGAGACTTGGGATGAATTTTGGAGGAAGTATGATCAGTTATGACGAACTATGCGACCGCTGTGGATACCCCAACGGTTTGCACAAGACAATTAAGCTTGGCTGGGAACAGGCAAGTGTTGATGGAACCAAGAAGGAACATGTGAGTTTTTGGCAAGCGGGTCTTTGTCCAGACAGCCACAACATGCAACAGCCTAGCTGGGACATGTATCTCTTCCAGTACAAGGTCAACGGTAAGCTTACGTTCCCGTACGAGGACATTGCGTCCCGCAAGATGCGTGAGTCCAGAGCTAAGAGAAAGGCAGCCAATGAAGCTCCCTGATGTTGGGACGGTAGCAATTAGTGTCATCCCCAGTAGGATGCAGACCGTCAAAATCCATATGGCTTTGTTCGAAGCCAAGAAAGCAGTGCTGGCCCAGAAGTACAATGACTGGCGCAGAGAAGCCTTCAACTTAGATAGGGTTCCAGAGGCACAGATTTACACCATTGTTGACAACCAGTGGTTCCTGTTGTACGATATCAAAGCTGGCACAATGGTCAGCGAACTACCATGGAAGAAGGATAAGTGAACGTTACAGTTGCAGTTGAGGAAGTCCACATCGGAGACGAAATCTCGATGGGTGGACCGCGTAAGACCGTCAAGTGGAAGTCAGAGCGTGATGGCGAAGTCAAGTTCGGCTTCGGAGCTTACCTCGTTGGTGACTCCATGACTTATGAGCGTGGCACTCTCGTTGACATCAAGGTAGGTGAAGACGCCAACAAGGCTTACATGACCTACGACGGAACTTCAATGAAGATGATGAGCGTTCTTCTCAAGGATGACGCATGGGTGTAGACTACTCCGCTAATGGCGGGTATGGAATCTTCCTGACCTCAGAGCAGGTAATGGAGATTGCCGAGAATCATAAGGACAAGATCATCCTTCCTGAGAACACCTACTACGACTCTGTAGATGAGCTTCTGGAAGATGGCGCATACGAGGTTATGGAATACCTGTTGAAGGAAACCAATCTCAGTTATGTCGCTGTTGGATCAGAGCCTTACGGTGGTGAGGGTGGTTTCATTGTCGGCAAGTGCTGGTCTGCTGACTGGAATGAGGTTGCACAGAAGATCACCTTGCCAGATATGGCAGATGCCGAAGACGACATTAAGCAATTCATGATCAAGTTTGACCTTGCGGCAGAAATTGCCATTTGGTCAGGCGTGTACATGCACTAGGAGAAACAATGAAAGATGATGTAGCAACACTTCTGGAACCCATTGGTCTTGATGACGATGAGGGTACCATCCATTACGGTGAGGCTGTCCTAGCTTCAATGATGGTTGAACCCGGTGACACGTTCACCAAGGATGAATTCATTGCTGCAAGCCAGTCGTTCTATGCTGGACTGACTTATCTCTACCCTTGGCTGGTTGCTCCGGTATGGGATAAGGGATTTGCTTCTGGCAAGAGCAGGGCAATGCGACACATGAGTGACGAGCCTGACTTGCCTCTAGCCATGTCCAACCCTTACTTGATGGAGTCCTGATGGGCGTAGATTTCGGTGTAGCTGGTGGTTGGGGCATTGTCCTGACTGAGACCAAGCTTGAGTCATTGCGTGAACGCATTGAGGAAATTCTCGGGCATGAGTTTGATGTCTGGGAATGCTATGAGCTTGCAGAGAAGTATGGTCTCGAAGCTGTAGAAGCCAGTGACCATATGAGCGGCCCTGAACAAGAGTGGCTGTTCGGATTCAACACCTTCCATGATGAGATTGATAGCATGGATACGTTTGGGTTCGGCACAACTGCCCCAACCCCATCTGTAGATAAGCAGATCAAGCTTGATAGATTCTTGATGGACCTTGGTCTTGGCCTCAACTACAAGCCTCAGTATCATCTAGGGTTCTGGGTTTCCTGATATACTGTAATTGGTCCGTGCTTCGGATAAGCATTAGTGCCTTCTAACCACAAAGCAATGGGTTCGACTCCCATACGGACTGCGGTGAGTGATAAGCGTGGGATGAGCCAATCGCAAAAGGCCCGCCACTCCTAGTCTGAATTCGGTCCCGTCACTCAGACTCTAATGAATAAGACGGGTATGTCCTGTGCAACGGATTTGCCAGAAGGTTTCCTAAACCATCTTGCTGGGTTCGACCCCCAGACGGGATGCCATTTGACAGCGGTAGCCAGACATGGTATTCTAAGGCCATGAGATGCTACTACTGCGTAAGACAAGACGTGCCCTGTGTGTTTGAGCACAGCATGGTCTACGAAGCTTACATGTCTCTTGGTTCCACCCGCAGCACACACTTCTTCTTTTCAATGGAAGACATGGTGGACTTTGTGGGGGAACAGGATGACCTTGCAATGTTCAGGCTCTTTGAGCGAAACCTAGAATCAGGAGAGGTAATTGAGTTCACGTAGCATATGCTACAATTAGTACAGCTTCTTCGGAAGCACGATGGCGCATAGCAAAGCGGTAATGCATCCGGCTCTGACCCGGTAATTCGGGGGTTCGAATCCCTCTGTGCCTGCTGAGGTATAACATAATGGTAATGTAGGAGGTTTTGGCCCTCCGTATTGGGGTTCGATTCCCTATACCTTAACGCATGGAGAGTTAACGATGAAGGTTCATCGGCCTTGCTGCTAACAAGTGCGCTGTCTCACACCAGTGGGTTTCGATTACTCAACTCTCCGCTTTGGTTAATGGTCTGCTTACGAGCAGGCCATAGCCTATTTAGGGAGGAACTATGCAAACAACCTTTACATTCTTGGGCGGTATCGTCACAGGGATCATGGCTACACTTACGTATTTCTATGTAAGGGGCGCAAGGGCAATGCGCAGGGACTCCTTAATGCCAGAGCAAGGCGCTAACGTTGTGTTCAACAGCGATGGCTTTGCCTACTGGCGTAATGAGAATGGTTTCTTTAAGGCACCAATTGTTGGCACAGACACAGTCAATTTCAAGGGTATCAAAGTAGTGGACCCGATGACTGAGCCAACAGAAGACCTACATATGCTTCTTGAAATCATGTCTCGTCTTGAATGACGCATCGCGTCATCTGAACGAAAGGAACGACGATGAATGTAATCGTCCAAGGCACAAAGGATTTCAAGGATTACTCCATTTTCCTCAGGGCAATGAGTGTAGCCATGTCCGGTCTCAAGGAAGATGAGTTCAACATTTACACCGTTGGTCCCGCGACAATCAACAACTACACCGCTGAGTTCTCGAACAAGATTGAATCGTCCATGCGTGCCAGAGGCAAGCGTGTGAAGTTCTATCGTGTCCCAGTCCAGACGGTAGAAGAGTCCCTAGATAAGTTTGCTTACTTTGCGTTCTTCGCAACGCCCGGTGAGAAGCTAAGCCCGCTGTACTATGCTGCACAGGCTACCGATATGGAAACGGCGGTGTTCAGATTCTAAAGAAGAAGGACGTATACTTCCTTGGGATGGCTCGCACCATAGCTGAGTCCTCCCGTGAGCGTAAGCGCCACGGAGCCGTTGTAGTGAAGAATGGTAACATCGTGGGCATCGGATTCAACAAGTACCGCAACAACCCTGACCAAGTGTCCCCCGAACACATCAAAACCGACTGTAGCTATCATGCTGAATTCTTGGCACTGCGTCAGGCAGGGGAGAAGTGCAAGGGGGCTACGCTTTATGTCGCCAGACTAAATAGCGATGGACTTGACAGATACAGCGAACCGTGCAATAATTGTAAGCAAGTGATCAACACGGCCCAAATCAAGAGAGTCGTGTACACCGAGACAGGAGAATACGATGTTGGTTAATACATTGGATAAAATGGAGAAGATCGTCCGCCGCCAGAAGAATTTGGTCTGGGATGGCTATGATGTACTCATTCTCGTCCGTCACCCGAACCCCGTGGTGTATAAGGACGCGAGATTTATCAACGGCAAGTGGTTCCGTACGAACCGCATTGCGTTGACAAGGCAAGGCTGGGAACTCCCGAATGTCCACAGGAAGGCATAGGTGGCAGGAGGAAGGTAGTTGCGACGGTCTGCCTTTCGATCTGTTCTTCGAAAGATACGAAGAAGATGAGAATATCAGACCGCTCGTAGATGCTGTGTGTATGCAATGTCCTGTCCAACGTACTTGCTTCGGTAACGGATTCGTTGTCGATGAGAACGGGAACAAGACATGGGGCGTATGGGGTGGAGTTTACTTCACCGATGGGGAAATTGACCCTCTACTTAATGTCCATAAGGATTGGAATGCCGTCTACGAATCGATGACAAACGATGTATAGTAGGCAAGCACAGATGGCGGTGCATAGCATCGCTGTTCCCGTTGAGGGATTCAAGTGGCAATTGGTGAATTACGATAGCTTTCTGACTATCGAGTTCTACTACTCGCAGTGGAAGACCTACACAGAGGCAGAGCAACAGCGTCTGCTTAATTACTTGGACAAAGTCAAGCGAACTCTCGAAGCCTATGGTAACAGGGTGGCACTTGACCCTATCATGGACGTGAAAAATGTATCGCTATAAGAGACTTGACAAGTTCCTCACCCATGCTGTATGGTTGATCCGTGTTGATGAGCACGACGGCTTCGTTACAGAGCATTTGATGAATTTTAATGTGTTCGTAACAAAGCGTAGTGCCGACAACTGGCTATACAAACAGGTATTCAAGATCAGCGACGTGAGGAGTCTCAATGAGTGTAAGCAAGATTGATCAGCTTCGAAAGATGCAGGACATGTTTCAAACGGCAGTCAGGACTGACGACGATTCTGTCGCCACGTTCTATGACGTGTCGTACCTTTCCCTAGCAATCTTGGAACTAGCTGACAACCTCAGCAACATTCGCTTTCCAACATGTGACTGCGGGCGTGAACGATGAAACTCTTTGTCCCACTAGCACTGCTAGTGCTACTGCTTATCAGCCTAGGCTGGGGAATCTATTACTGGATCAAGATGATTCAGCATGACCATGCGGTTGCCAAGGCGGCAGCTAAGGAAAAGGAAGAATGGGAGAACTACCGATGAACGAATACGTTGGTTGGATCGTTGGCTATTTCATCGTTCTCTGCATTTGGATTGGATGGAATGCTGATGAGCTAGGTACATGGCCCCGAGCCTCCCAAGAGGAACGCAGGCACACCCTGAGGCTTCTCTGGTTGTCTCCTGTATGGCCCGTCTACACAGCCATTCTCTTTATCTTCAAGGGCATTCCATGGATCGTCAAGGAACTCAGTGAGGCTCTGCCAGAAACTGGCAAGAGAATCAGGAAGGGTTTCGCTGATGCTTGGCTCCCCGTGAAGGAAGAGGTTGACATCACTGATGAAACTAAGTACGAACGAAGTGAGGAAACAAACTTCGAGGCAACACCCCGACTTGACATCGAGTTCGGACGCTGGTAAAGTTCTACCCGTAACGCCAACAAGGCGAAAACAACCACGAAAGGGTTAACATGGTTTGGTTTGTAATTGCGATCATCTTGCTTCTGATCGCTGCCGCAGGATTCATCCTCGGCCCCATTATGGATGAGAAGGGGATCGGATTCACCGTTGGTGGAATCGCTCTTGCAGTCGCAGGACTCTTCTTCTTCTTCGCATCGTTCTACCAGAACAGCATCGGTGAGGCTCAGGTTGTTGTCAACAGCGTTGACCGAACTGTCGTTCGCACCATTACGCAGCCCAGTGCAGGCTTCAAGGCTCCTTGGGAAGACTTCGTCACCTTCGACATGTTCTCTCAGGATGTCACCTATGCTGGTCCTCCCGGCAAGGCTCCCGAGTATGCCAAGGGTTCTGTGAACGGCGCTGAGGTCACCGTATCTGTCGGCGGTATCAATGGTGGCTCTACGCAGGGTGATGTGGACATGCAGGTTGTCTACAACATCAACCCTGACAAGATCAAGGACATCTACGATCAGTACAAGACTCAGGAGCGCTTCACGCAGATGATCGTGGAGAAGCAGGTTCTGAACTTGACTCGTCAGGTTCCTTCGCAGTACACCGCAGTTGAGTTCCGTGGCACCAAGCGTGCAGAGGCAGTCCAGAAGATTCAGGATGGTCTGAACGGTGCTCTCGGTGGCATGGGAGTTGAAATCACTTCTGTAACCATTCAGGATGTTCGCTACTCCCAGCCTGTTGAGGATGCTCTCCGAGCAGTTGAGGTTGCCAACCAGAACAAGCAGGCGGCAGCAGCAGACGCACAGTCCCGAGTCATCAAGGCTCAGGGTGAAGCTGACGCGGCAGTTGCTACTGCTAAGGGTGAGGCAGAGTCCAACCGTTTGCTGAACGACTCTCTGACTGACAAGGTGTTGCAGTCTCGCTACATCGATGCGATTAACAAGGCAGGAACTGTCATCGTCTCTGACGGTAAGGCTCCGGTCATCGTCTCCAAGTGAGCGACTAGCTTAGGGCAGGACTTGACAAGAGTCCTGCTCTTTGCTATGCTCTTACTAACAACACGACGAAAGGTACGACAATGGGAACCAGAGGATTTTGGGGATTCGTAGTTGATGGACAGGACAAGTTCACCTACAATCACTTCGACAGCTATCCTGAGGGATTGGGTTCGGACCTGATGAAGGCATTCAGGAAGACGGACCTTAATACACTCAAGGACCGCGTCCGTGCAATCGTCATGGTTGGTGAGGATGCCAAGCCAACAGACGCTGAGCAGGCAACATATGGTGAGTTCTGGCATGATGTGAGCACCGGCAAGGACTGGTACTCGCTGCTCCGTGACTTGCAGGGTGACTTCGAGCGGCAGCTTGAAGCTGGTGTCATGGTTGAGACCGTTGGTTTCCAAGAGTACGGCTACGTCTTCGACCTTGACAAGAATGTCCTCAGGTTGTACGACGACGAGAAGGTTGTCGGAGAGGTTGATCTTGACGACATTCTTAATGATCCGGCTTACTTCATCGATCTGGGTAGCTACTACAATGAGTGATGAACTCCCGATCCATTTCTTCCGTGGAAATTCACCGGCAGGCCGAGGAGAGGTTTACATCCCCAGTGCTTGGTACCTCAACGGCAAATTGGTGGGTACGGATATGTCTCAGGACATCTTTATGCGTAACTTCATGCGAGTCCACTTCGACCACAATCACTGGGATGGCGAGAAGGTCATGGAAACCATGGACGATGTTAAGTCTAATTCTGTTGCAAAGCAGAAGGCCATGCTCGAAACCATGATTGCCAGAAATCAGGCTGATATCGACCGGTACAAAGAGGAACTTGACAGCCTCTCCTAAAGCTGCTACGCTTACTCTGTAAACAACCACGAACAAAGGAAAACACAATGGATTTCGAAATTGGTCAGAAGGTCACCGTTCCGGCTGGAACTGCTCTGAACGGCAGCTACTACGACAAGCAGGGTGTTGAGGCAGTTGGCACCATTACTCGCGTCACCACGCACAAGATTTACGTCACCAACCTTCGCCCGAGTGGTGGATGGGCAGGATCGTACTGGGTTGCCAAGAGTGACATCACTGTCACCGACCCCAACGCTCCCCGCGCTCGCAAGTATGGTGAGACTCCTGAGGGCATGATCGCCATTGACGATCCTCGTATCGACTGGATTTGGCTGGACGTTGCCAAGTACGCAACCGCACAGGGCTACTGCACCACCTTTGACACCATGGCATCTGCTCTTGGTATCCCCGGTCGTGAGCGCAACTTCAAGGTTGTCACCAAGATCAACGGTCTCAACGCCACGATCAATATGAAGGCCCGTTCCAAGGATGAGGCTGAGAAGAAGGTTGCAGAACAGATCGCTTCTGCCATCGACATCAAGGCATCGGAAGACTGATCATGGATATCTTCCTGTGGTATGTGGCAATTGGATTCGTTAGTCTGATTGTCACTACCGTATGGGTCAAGACTGACAGCAGGATTGACGATTACTTCCCCACGTCAATCGCTCAGGTTCTGTCGTTCTCCTTCTGGTGGATTGTCATTCCAGTTGAAATCATTGCTCTTCTTGTATGGTTCGTCAATAGGCTCGTTGATAGGGTCATTGGTGCAATCGAGAAGGTCAAGGCTGATAAGAAGGCGGCAGCAGATGCTATCGCCAAGGAAGCTGCAAGGGTAGCCAAGGAAGCATTCAATAAGGACGAGAAGAACTTCTCTCGCTCTGAGGAAACAAACTTCACTACGAAGCCACGGATCAAGGACTACGGGTCTGGATACAGGATCGCACGATGACAGCACACAAGCTCTTCTACATGGCAGGAGCAGGAGCAATCATTGCGGTTGCTCTGCTCGTTGCAACAATTGCTTCGGCAATCGGATTTGGTGGCGCTGTTGGTTGGCCCATGTTTGTCTTCTTCCTCATCATGGCAGTTGCCTCTGGACTTACCGCTCTCTTTGCGGCATATACTGAGGACAATGAGTGAAGGTCTCACGCAAGCTCGAAGCTGAGTGTGCTCGCTGGACAGGTCACAACAACATTGAATTCATCAATTGGCTTAAAGCGTCTGGCCTTGATTGGCAGTATGACTCAGCCAATAATGAGTTCTGGTTGAGTGACTGGGATGACAGTGAGTACACCGTGAAGGTATGCATGGGAAACTATGTGGTTACCTACTTCCATGGTGAACTTGACAGGCACGTCATCGTTGTGTACTCTAGTCTCACAAGGTTGGAACGAGACGGATGGAGTTGTAACGAATGACAGACTTTGAACAGCCGTCAGTCAGGCCCAATCCGACCATTGAGGTCTACGTCAAGTGGAAAGATGCCACCACGTATGCTGAGAGCACCCAGAGATTTCAGGGGTACAACGTACGGGGTGGAACCGACTACACAAGACTCTTCACCACCCCGAGTGAAGCCCGTGACGAGTATGTCACGATCAACGACCGAGCAGTAAAGTACATTGAAGTAAGAAAGCTAGGAGGGAACCTTAGATGAAGATTGCACTGGTAGGAGACGTACATGGTGGAACCACCGACGCTCTGACAGCTATTTACCATGCCGCTGACATGGGCGCTGAGCGCATCATCTTCCTAGGTGACTTCGGCTACAACTTCACAGACAGCTTCGTGTATGAACTCACGATTGCTGGTGCTGCATGTGGTCTGATCATCGAATGGATCGATGGCAACCATGAGAACTTCGACAAACTACAGAGCCTTGGCTTTGATTTGGGTCCGCAGTTCAAGTACCATCCTCGCGGTTCCACTGAGGAAATCGACGGAGTTAAGTTCATGTTTGTTGGTGGAGCTACTTCGGTTGATCGCCAGTATCGTGATATTGGTAGGTCTTGGTGGCCTCAGGAAGCACTCACTTTTGGTGAGATTGCTAGCGCATTTGACAAGGCACCGGGTACTAGTGTTATGCTTATGCATGACGCACCTTATCTACCTCCCATGATGGATGACTCCAAGTCTTCCTTCCCAAGGGTTGATCTGGCTATCAGTGCAGCACACAGGACGCTCATCAAGATCGTCTACAAGGAAGCTAAGCCCAAGTTCGTATTCCATGGGCACTTCCACGTTCCCTATATCGATGTTCACGCTGAGCCGTGGGGAGAAACGACCATCCAAGGTCTCAATTGCAGCGGTAACCCGCTGTCGGAATACATGACAATCATCGACACGGAGGAAATGAAATGACGTACGGAGAAAAGATGGCAGCTTGGGTTGCCACCGGAATTGCTACCATTCTGCTTAGCATGGCAGCAACCAGCATGGTTATGGGCCACATTGGTTGGCAGAACCTGAACAACGCCTGTGTCGCTCGCGGCGGAAACGTTATTAGGGTTGACTCCAATGATATCTGTGCCACAGTGGAGTACAAGGTAACACCGCGATGAACCAGACCCAGAGCACGACAGTTAGTGGTGGAGGAATTGCTGCCGTACTCTTGTCTGGACTCTTCGTCTGGCTCAAGGTTAGCGGTGTAGCTCCCTTTGCAACATGGGATTGGATTTGGGTATTCGCTCCGCTCTGGATCGGATTCGCAATCTTCCTTGCAATCGCAATCATCATCTTCCTTACCTTCATCTTTGCAACGCTGGTGTCTGACGCCATGGTGCAGGCAAAGCGTAAGAAGGCGAGAGAAGAAAACCAGAAGCTTGAGAAGGAACGTCAAGACAAGCGAGACTTCCGTTGAGCTACATTCTCTCACTAGCAGTATGGCTAGGCTTCATCACAGATGACGATGCGATGTACTGCATGGTTAGGCAGAACATCAACAGGGCTAGGCGTCGGGGTACTCTTGACAAGAGCATCCTCGACGTGCTAGACTCAGGTAACAACACAGAGTAAAGGAAAACACAATGACTTTTCAGATCATCCAGAATGACGTAAAGACTCCGCAGGAGGCGCTTGACGCCATCGAACTGCTCAAGGAATACGGCTATGACATCCCCAAGCGATCCACAGGCAAGGTTATCACCGAGCTTCATGACATCGACAAGGAACTCCTGTCGTTCTTCCGCAGGTTCATCGTTCGCGGTTGGCCTGAGTGGGAGACCGGCATCAAGGTTTCTTACCAAGACCTCGAACTGCTTGACTTCGTTGGCAAGCAGATTGCAGATGCTCGCGGTGATGAGAACCGTGATCTTCGCCATGCAATCGTGAAGAAGTATTTCGACTCCGCTACGTCCACGCAGCTTTACCGAAACATCGCAGGTTTCCGTAAGGCATTCGCACAGATGGACTACCGCGCTACCTTCACTGTACGTACCGTATAATGAAGTTCATTCTTATGGCTACCCTCGTTTTGGCGGGGGTAGCTGTAGGTGCATTGGTAGCATGTAAGGTAGCTACCACACAAGTGTCATACAACTAAAGGGGGAACAATGAGAAAGATTATCCAGTCGTTCTCCATCATGCTTGCCACGCTTGGGCTGATCATTCTCGGAATGAATGTCGCCTTTGCTGGTGGTGGTGGAGGCTCGAACACGGATTGCAAGGATAAGTGCCCACCTTGCCCTCCGACAAAGACTGTAACAGCAACAGCTACAAAGACTATTCCCGGTCCTACGCAGACGGCAACGGTTAAGATTACCGTTCCCGGCCCTACGAGCACCGTGACAAAGCCTGCTGAAACTGTCACTGCCACATCTTGGGCAACTGCTACGGCTACTGAAACCAAGACAGTTACAACTCCCGGTCCTACAACGACCATTACGGAAGTTGCTCCAACTCAGACGGTAACAGCTACTGAGACTGCTACAGCGACAGAGACGGCAACGTCTTTCGTCACTGAGACTGCTACTCTTCCTGCTGAGACTGTGACTGCTACAACTACTGCTACTGCTACAGAGACAACTACGTTGCCTGCTGTGACGGAAACAGCAACGGCAACCGAGACTGCTCTCTCGACAGCAACAGTTGAGACTACCAAGATTAAGACAATCGTTGGTGAAGGTTCTCAGCTTGCCAAGACTGGTCTTGACTGGCCGGTATGGGTATGGTGGTTGATTGCTCTAGGTCTCGTCGGTGGTACTGGCTTGGTTATCTGGTCTAAGTTCGGATACAAGCGCAAGCACTAAGATTTGACATCATGAAGTCCCTGTGGTAAGTTATAACTAACAAGCCACAGGGGCTTTGTGTTACAGGAGGAACCATGAACATCAAAACCGTCACTCCCATCGAGAACACTCTCAAGGCATTCCAGATCGACTACGACAACATGCAGGAGGTCGTTGATTTCCTGAACGACATGTTCGGTCATGCGTTCACGTTCACCATCGTTGAAGACAGCGGTATCAAGTGGATCAATCAGGCGTCCGAGTTCGACCCCTCCCTCATGACCCCGGTCTCGGGTGACTGGGCAGTCATCAACTACGGTCGTGTCTGGTTCCTCTCCAACTACGATTTCATCAACACCTACGAGGAAGTAAAATGAATCCACCTATCTATTTCACTATTGGTATGTTGCTTGGAGCCTTGGTTCCGCCCATCGGCATTCCCATCACCATCAATAAGGTGAAGAGTAACTATGACTTTGGCTGGGACATGATTGGAGTCATTGTTGGTTTCGCTTGTCTTGGTGCCGTTGTTACTGTCCTGTTCTGGCCTTTGGTTATCTTGTGTGCCATCGGTATTGGCATCTGGAAGATCGTGGAAGGAGTTCAGAATGCACAGAGTTCTCGTAACAGGAAGTCGTAACCTCGACAGAGGCTATGGACAGGGACGTGTGCTCTGGTCTGCCCTTGAGTTCGAGCTTGAATATAGTTCAATGCACGGCAACGATGGCATGACCCTAGTACATGGAGCCTGCCCAACAGGCGCAGACGCTCTGGCAGAAGATTGGTACTGGCACAAGATGGACGATTACGTCCGTGGACTCTACATTGAGCGCTACCCTGCTGATTGGTCTCTTGGTCGTAGTGCTGGTCCCAAGCGCAACAGGGTCATGGTTGACAGCAAGCCAGACATCGTGCTAGCATTCCCCTTGGGTGAGTCCAGAGGAACGAGGGGCACAATGAAGATGGCTCTTGAAGCTGGTATCCCTGTCAAGCAACTAGGAGAGTAATGTACGCAACCTTATATGCCGAACCACATTACTGTCTCGTCTGCCTTGAAGAGTCAGAGAGATACATTATGGTCCAACTTGGATCAATCAAGCATGGCTTCTCAATCTGCAAGGACATCCCATGTGTCCTTGAATTCAGAATGTGGCTACGCTCAGACGCACTAGTACTAGGGAGCATTCCATGGGAGTAACCGCAGTGGATTATGAGATTGACATTCTTAACGCACTCGACTTTGAGATTGCCCTGCCTTGTGAGTCCAAGTTCCATGAGGAGTTTGGTTTCGAGGGTGTGGCCGAATGGGTCGTTGACGTAGTATGTGAGTGTGGCATGACCACGCGCTACCTGCTCTGTCAAGAGTGCCTGAACACATTGGTCAACGCTGCTCTGGGATGTCCTCAGTGCGGTAAGGTAGACCCCGGCAGGGAATGCTTGAGGGTCATTCGACACGTCTAGGAGGAACCATGGCACTGCTACCACCGATGTTTGATAAGTCTAGTAAGGGCATCCCTACCCTGTTCACTTGGCGCAGTGTCGAACTTGACATCCCTTGCAAAGTGTGCGAGGATATGGCTACTGGTTACTTCCGAGTGAACGGTCACCCAGCACCTTGCTGCGGTAGCCAAGTATGCAAGGACAAGATCACCGCTATCAAGACTAAGAAGTAGAACGGAGGAAGACATGGACGCAGCCTACGCAGACAAGTTCTGGCAGAAGGCTGTTGTTCGTGACGGTTGTTGGGGCTGGAAAGACAAGCCATATAGCAACGGATATCCATATCTCCAAGTAGGAAGAAAGGGACCGAAGCTCAGAGCCAGCAGAGTTTCTTACTTCATTAAGCATGGCTATTGGCCTACCGTGGTCAGGCACACATGCGACAACCCAATCTGTACGAACCCAGATCACCTTCTGGACGGCACCCAACTTGACAACATCAATGATCGTAGGGTAAGGTTCAGAGCAAGGAACCAGAACATAAACAAAACACATTGCGTTCGTGGGCATGAGTTCACCGAAGAAAACACGTATGTATCCAAGAAACAGCGCCACTGTAGAAAGTGCGCGGCGCTAAGAGCAAAAGAGAGACGGGTGATCAAAATGAAGATGATGACGCAAGACGCTGTTATCTTCGATTGACATGGACGGCACTCTAGCTGATGTGTCTTCCATCCGTCACTACCTGCGTGGCATTCGGGCAACTGGAAAGCCAGACAAGAACTTCGACAAGTTCCACGAAGAGGGCGTAAACGTTCCTCCCCATGAGTGGGTGGCAGAACTTGCGAGAGACTTCCATGACCTAGGTATCGCTGTTCTCATTGTAACAGCACGGAAGCACAAGTGGCGCAATCACACCGCTTGGTTCCTTGCACTCAATAACATTCCTAGCGACGGTATGTGGATGCGCGGTAATGATGATGATCGCCCAGACTACGTGCTCAAGAAGGACATTCTTAAGCAAATCAGGGGTCACGGATACAACGTGATTCACGCCTTTGACGACAATCCCGCAGTCATTCAATTGTGGGCAGAAGAAGGCATTCCAACTACAATCGTGCCGGGATGGGAAGACTAATGTTTGGTCCGTACTGTGAAGTTACATCCAATAATGGATTCCTCTACAAGGGATACTCTGAGTCAGTGGCATTCAGTATTTACCTGCTTGCTATTGAGGGCGGTAGTGCAAGGATGACAGTTGATGGATTCCTCTGGCACACGAATGAAAAGGAAAGCTAATGGATGTATCAGTTGTAATCAAATGGTCTTGCCCTCAGGGAGATGGATTTACGACAATGGACTTGGAGTTCTTTGCCGAAGAAGCTCTTGACCTCATCCTAGAAGGATGGCACATAGATAAGGTAACCGCATATGTTGATTCTGAAAACGATAACAGGCTCTAGGCTGTACGGATTCGCACACGCTGACAGTGACTTCGATGAGTACATCGTTGACACGACAGCAAAGACTGGTCAATCTATCGTTGGCAAGTCTGACGTTGTGACGCTCCACATCTCCAACTTCGTACAACAGGTGGGTAAAGGCGTTCCGCAGGCTATGGAAGCACTTTACTCTCCTATCAAGTGGGTACATGATGACTATGCTGGTTGGTTCGCGGGTATGGAACCAGACCAAAATGAACTGATCCGCACATACAGAAGGACCATCCGTCACTTTGTATTGGCGGACACAGACAAGCACAGGCGTCATGCCATGCGCTTGACGATCAACCTTGCTGAATGGTGGAATATGGGTAGTTTCAACCCTACCCTGTATCCACAAGACATTGCAGAAATCACGGAGTACGCAAAGAGCGAAACGCTCACGGTTGCCTACATCAATGACGTGGCTCCGGTGACGATATGGGATCAATGACCCTTTGGGGCATGGTCCCTATCGTTGCTGTGCTCGTTCTAGCAGAACTATACAGGAGGTTTGGATGACCCAACAGTTCATCATTGGCGTTTCGACGCAGGTATGTGCTAACCTTATGATTCGCGCCGAATCAGCACAGGAGGCGTGGGAGAAGGCCAAAGCATGGCAGTTGACGGAACAAGAGAACGAGAGCGTTTATCTTGACGAAGACCGTTTCATCGAAGACATGTGGAAGCTGGACAGCATCGAACCAATTGGAGATTAAATGAAGAAGCTTGTAATGTTCACAAGCCCCACATGTGCGCCATGCAAGATGGTCAAGCCAACGCTGGACAGGTTGGTCGAAGAGCGCGGGTATAGCGTTCAGTCAGTCGATATCTTTAAATTCCCCGACGTAGCAGATGGTTTTAGTGTCATGAGTACACCTACCTTCATTATGTTCGATGAGATGGGAACTGAAATGCGCAGGGTAGTCGGAGCAATGACACGTCCCAACCTGATCAAGTTGTACGAAGGTGCATGAGTGCCCAAGTATGATTACAAGTGCCTACAGTGCAAATCCTACACGGAGTTGACACACGGCTTCCATGATGCTAGCATGAAGACATGCCCAAAGTGTGGCGGCGGCATGAAGAAGGTCTTCACTCCCACCCCCACACACTTCAAGGGTAACGGATTCTACAAGACCGACAAATAGGAGCTAGCATGGCAACCACGACAACCATCGTCACCATCTGTGACCACTGCAAGGTGGACAGGGCCATTGTTGATTTCAACTACGGTGACATCAATGCCACTCTCAAGGTGAAGACCAGCGTGCCTTACGGGTACATGGGTGAAGGATTCGTTGACAAGATTTGGCTGTGCCCGACTTGCACCGAACAGTTCCTTGCTTGGTTGTACAACCGATGAGGAAGCCAAGCATTCAGAAGCGTGACGGATGGTGGTTCCTCAACATCCCAGCGATCAACTACAGTGGCGGCTGGTACGACTGGGTTAGCTGCATGATTGGCCTTAAGTTGTACTATGAGAACTCAGATACCCTCGGAAAGTACAGCGGCAACCTTAACATTCTGATCAACAAATGGATGGACGCTCACCGCTACGATGGTTACTACCAGTACTCTCTCAATGATTGGAACCGTGGACGATGAAGAACAAACTGATCAACAAGGTCTACGTCGTCATCCTCCTGTCTGCATGGTCAGGTACATGGTGGGATGCAGGATTCAAGGCATTGATTAAAGCGGATTACATTGATGCTATCCTGTCATTGGTGATCCTTGCATGGATCGTGATGGTGATTATTCGCCGGTATAAGGAAATCACCACCATGATCAATGAACTGGAAGAGAGAAAGAATGAAGTACTTTAAGATGGCTGTCGCCCTTGTTGGCGCAGTTGCAATCTCGATCCTTGGAATGAGCGTCATGGCTGATACTCAGCTACTCTTCCTTGGACTACTGCTCAACATCATCGGCTCCATCGGTGCTGGTTTGATCGTTGGCACGATGTACAGTGTCTGGAAGTTGGAACATGGAAACAAAGCTCCGTGACCTGATCTTCACCACCCTGATCGGTGGTGCCAACGCTGCCCTGTCCATCGAAGCAATCATTGATCTGAGACCTTGGGCGGTAGCGTTTGGGGTAGCAGCTACAAGCTACTGCTACTACATCGGCAGAAAACAATACATGGACATCATGAGGAACTACGTGATCCTGTTGGCGTTCTTCAAAGAGCTAGGCAAAAAATAGAACCATCTTTCGTTTGCCAAGATGTAAATAGACTCGATTTTCATTTTTGGGTTTAGGCAAAAGACTTAACTATCATTTCGGAGGTACAGCATGGGTGCAGAGAACCCAGAACACTACAAGAATCATCCCAGCGGCATTGAGTGCATTCAAGTCATCTATCCGCTATTCTATGGGGCAGGCAATGCCATCAAGTACCTTTGGCGCTTGGGCATGAAGGACTCAGACCTGCAAGAGCTAGCCAAGGCAATGTGGTACACAAAGCATTCCATGGAGGCACAGCTACAATACAATTGGGAAGCCAACCCCTTTGCAAGCAAGGTAGCATATGCAATGTGGGACGCTGAGGAACCCGAGGGGTATCGTAAGTGGGCCATTGAGTTCATCTATGAAGGATACTACGACAAGGCAATGCTGGTCATCAAGGATTGGTATGCCGACATCATGGGTATTGACTCCGTTGACGTACTGGAACCTGCTGTGCCAGCGGTATCGATGAATCCTTATGCTGTTGAACCACATCCCGTTTTGCCGGGGGTAGTCGGATGAGCGACAAGCTATCAGAACAAGAGCTAGACCTATTGGTATATGTACTTGATGTATGGGTACAGTCCAATGACCAACACCCAGCGGTACAGAAGGTGGAAGACTTAAGTGACAAACTAAGTAGATGTAGCGGAGCACGGTTGAAGGACTGAAAAATCTATGGATGAAGCATGAGCCTTAAGCCAAATGACTTAATATCTAAGATTTAAGGCTTGTGACTTCACATATAGAATCATCGATTTGTCAATAAACTGACAAGCCATAGGTATTTGTGCTGAGTATATGGATCATATACCATCCATAATCATATGCTTAATCTTCCTCAGAACACAGCAAAACCCCTTGTCACAGTTGACAAGAGGCTTAGAACGTGCTAGATTAGAGCCATGAACACAGCAGGAACACCTGAAAGCACTGAGAATCATCCTTGGACAGCCAAATATCAGCCTTGGCCCTCAGAAATTAACTTGTTTTTCATGATAACTGACCCAAACTATGTCAATTTGTCTACAAATCTACCCCGTTTTGCACAGAAACAGCGTAAAACACCCAAATGATGAATTATTGGCACTTAAAGCTAACATGGGTTAGCAACAGCATGAGTGCTCAAAAATCCTAGGAAAACATCTCGCCTTCTTAAAACAGCTTTTGTTGCGAATGATGAATTGTTTGGGTCTCAACATCTGCGGATTTATTCGAAGCTTCTTAAAGCAAGTAATTGTGGGGGTCGGGCGAAGCCCGACCTTGCAAGCCCCCGAAGGGGCTTACTTGGTCCTTACTTCGCCGCAGCGAGTCGGAAGGTCAGGGATTCCTTGAGGTCTGCCATGACATCGACAGCACCAACGGGAATGGAAGCCAGCAGTGCAGCAGCCTCAGCGTTGGACAGGTAGAGCGTGATCATGGTGTGGCCTCTCAGTTGAAGAAATCGATTTGGATATGTCCGTGGACATTCTTGTGGAAGCTGACGTTACGAGCGATTGCCCCGTCTGCCTTGAACTTGTCAACGATGCTGCGAACCTCAACCTCGCACACGCTGTTGACAGAAACGTGTGAGAAGAAGATCGTGAAGATGAGGTCTTTCTCTGCCTGTGTGAGTTCCATGACTAAAGACTACACCCTCACACGTTGCATGTCAAGTCGCCTGCATCCCAGCAGAAGCGGTTGACAGCGGACCAAGCGGACTCACCCTTGAAGGTCTTGCGATGGGCCTTCTTGGGACCATGCTTGACGGTGAAGGTCATGCCGTCTGCCGACATGAGGACGGTGGTGTGAAGTCCGGTGAACACGGTGGTCATGTTGTCTCCTTGGTTGATTGCCTAGCTAAAGCTTATACGGTCGGGCGTAGTCTGTCAAGCCATACCGGCAGAAATATAGGGTTGACTTAAACGGATATGTGTGGTAGGATGGTCGGGCTACGCCCGACCCCGCGAAGCGGGGCATTGTATCATGCCCAGCTAAGCGTTGTCAAGCCCTAGCCCTTCGGAATGTATGCACATCCTCCCATATTCCATGCCTCATTCTTTTCCTGCCGCATTCCCTTTGCCGTCATTTCGGCGGCAGTCAAACAATACCGCTGCTCATTGTTTTCCGAAATGATCTTGCATCCCCCACCTAGAGCAAAGGCAACGTCAGCAGGGAGAATCTGAACAATGCCTTGGAATGGGTCACGCATAAGCGTGTAGAGATAGGCGACTGCCGTATGCATATCGCCTGCCTTTGTGTTATTGAATGTCTCATGACAGCCCTTGCAATGCTCCATCTTGAGACCCGTCCACGTTTTGCCACAAACGCAGTGGAATCGCTGTTCAGAAATCGTCATGGAGAAACCTTTCGCAGAAGTGGACTATCTTTGCCAGTACAACAACATTGGCGCTATTCCTTACCCAACTAGCTACCCTTGAAATGTCGTCATGGTCAAGAGAAGCAACGTCGAATAGCGCAATGATCTTCATTGCCAGCTTTTCGGTGTATGACTTCATGTTTGCATTCTATCCGATCTAGACAGGAATGTCAAAGGGGGAGGTCTCCCTCCCCCCATGACTAACTGTCAGACGCGGACCAGACGGTGAGCGTTGGCAACTGCCATGCAGACCTCGCGCATCTTGTCCTTAGCGTCGTTGTCCGCTTCGATGAAGCCAGAGCCGGAAGCCATGACACGCTCAGCGGTTCCCTTGCGAGGAGCGGCAAACCAGTCCTTCTGCTCGGTCAGAGCATTGAAGACCTTCCAAGCGTTGTCACCGTCGAGGTTTTCGAGGGTAGCACCGTTGTAGATGCCGTGGAACTGATCGCGCTTGGTCTCCCACTTGGTCAGTGCGCCACGGGTATTCGCCTCAGGCTCAGGGTTGAGCGTTTCGAAAATCTCGTTGACGGCGTTCTTGGTGAGTTCAAGCTGGATCATTTCGTTAGCCATCTTCGAGAACTCATCCATGTAGAGCCGGTTGAGGTTCAGAGCCTCACGCGCAACGGTCATCTTGTCAGCGAGGTTCGTCGTGTGACGAATCTTGAAAACGCGCTTGGCGTTCTTGAGCGAGGAGGTCAGAGCGTTCATGCAACGCAGACGCATTGCCGTGTTCGCTGCCACGATAGCGGTTGAGCCGTTGTGAGACGTGGAGACGATGATCGAGTCCTCAATCTCATCGTTGGCACCGTTGGGGTCGATGAAGAGGGAGCGGTCGAACTTGAGGACACCGAAGACCGTGCGCCCGTAGTTGAACTGACCAGCAACATCCCAGTAGCCTCCACCATGCACAAGGCCATCAGCGAAGTCGAAGAGGTCGCGGTTTTGCAGTTCCTTGTACTGCCCGCCAACCATGCCCAAGACCCACTCCTGATCGGCAGCCTCACCGAAGCCGTCACGAATGACCTCGTACCACTTTTTGTCAGAGCCAGCGTGCAGGTTTGCCTCTTCGAGGCGGACATTCCAGTCGAGACCAGAAGCCTTGAGCATCGCGCCCGTGTCCTTCGAGACATCTTCGTCCACGACAGTGCCCAGACCACCGTAGAGCGGGACACGCAGGGAGGCAGCGCTCGCGTAAGCGTTGTAAGAGCCGGGGGTACGGTCAGCGAGGGTGTGATCGAACTGATCGAGACGATTCCAGTAGCCGCGCATTTCAAGCCTTTCGTTGTGGTTGATTACAAGAGTAACCTTACTCCTGCCTAGCTAGTTTGTCAAGTAGGGCGAAGGCTGAAAACAGGGGATTTTTGGGCTTGACTTAAAGGCTAGAGTGTGGTAGGATGGTCGGGCTTCGCCCGACCCCCGAAGGGGGCCGAAGCCTATTTGTTTTGATGGTGCTCCAATTGTTGGATTCGCATTGTCTGTATCCTTAGCTGAATGCTATTCAACACAAGAATGACAAACATTACGACCTCCTGCCAACTCATTTCTTGCTCACAGAGAAAAGGACATTAGCGCGTCCCATTACGCAAAGGCCACAAGCAACGCACGCGCCACCCTTATCCGAGATAAGCGGAATGGCTTTGTTTTGCTCGGGACAACGCGCACCCTTGAATGCAGCCTTAGCGTCATCAAAGGTATTCGCTACCATTGCAACGCGAATACCCTTATCCGCCATTGTGTGCGCCATTGCCTCATTGACGGGATCGCCGCTAAAGTAAAGTCCGAGGTTAGGCAGGTTTTCCTTGTGCAGGAAATCGGCGGCAAAGTCAGAACGGGTATAGGCCCAGAATTGAATGCTTTCGTGCTCAGCAATAACCCAAGACCATGCCTCAACATAGAACATGTTAAAGAAATCACCGTCAGCATGAATGCGGAACTTCTTCGGCGCATTCCACTTATCGCATTCTGCCTCGAATGCATCAATCATGTTTGTGAGTTCCACGTACATGACATCAATACTGGCATCCTTGAGGATATCCCAGTTGCGCATTGCCAGAGCGAGAAAACTAGGGTACATTTTCTCAAGCTGACCGGCATAGCAAATCTTCTGACAAAATGACGTGGCACCGGGGCAAGAGAATGCATTACCAGCGGGCAGGCTGAAAGCATTCTTGATTTTGCTTTGCAGGCCATTCTTGGTTGAGAGGTTGGCAGTCTTACGGTCGTTCGTTCGGTCTAGTGGCATGTCGCCAGCCTATACCCTCAAGCCAGTGGTTGTCAAGATGGCGAAGCACGAAAAATGGGGGATTTTGGGCCTTGACTTAAACCCGAATGTGTGTTAGAATGGTCGGGCTTCGCCCGACCCTAGACGCAGGTTAGCCCCACCGGGATTCAACCGCTGGGGCCACCGCGTTATTCAGTTGTGGGTAAGTACTTTTGAGTATATCACTCAGTTGGGAGGATGAACCTCTTTCCTTCCAGACCTTCCTTGCTGCCGTTCTCGATCACACGGCAGAACTCAGCGAGGGTACGGAATGCCTGAGCAACTCCCGCAGTGACGGTGAATCCACCGATGATGACACCCCGCTCATTCTCAAGGCAGGAAATCATCTCTTCGGTGGGAACCTCTTCAAGAGTGAACCCACCGCGCTTGTGGATCAAGTGAGCCTGAATCATCTCACTGTCCATCTCACCGAGCAGAGCGTCCAACTTGTTGCGCTGCATGAGTTCGTTGACGAGTTCGGTGGTTGCCACGTCGTCAAGGGACATGTCGTCAGGGACGATGTTGTTCTCCTGCGCGTACTTGAGAATATCGTCGTCGTCCATCTCGGTCAGGATTTCATCCTCGCCCAAGATTTCGATGACGGTACCCAAGTCCATCTCTTCGAGCATGTTGCGCTCTTGGTCATCGTTGATGAGAGCGGTAATCATCTCGTCCTGACCCTCGAACACGTACAGGTCACGCTCCTTGGCCTGCTCAAGCAGAGCCTCATCGGACATGTTGTCCAGAACCTCACTGAGGTCGAACTCAAGCTCTACGCCTGAGAGTTGGACCATGCGGTATGAACCGTAGGGATTGGTGACGGTAACGTCCATTGTGTTGCCCTTCGTTGTCGTTGGTACGAATCTATCAGGTATGAGCGTGTGTGTCAATACGGCGAAGCCAGAAACTGCGGAAAATTTGGTCTTGACTTAATGAGTAAAGGTGTGATAGCATGGTCGGGCTTCGCCCGACCCCCGAAGGGGTGCGCGGTCACTCATCGTCACTCCCTTCGTCGTCTTCGCTGAGGTCTTCTCGGTCTTCGTCAAGGGAGATGATGCCCTTGTAATCCTTGCAGTTGGAGCAGGCGATGATTTCCTGCCCGTTGGAGTAGTTGTACACGGAAGCTTCCATGTCGCAGAAGATGCACCAGTGGTTGCAGCTAATGCTGACCTCGACCAGAACGGCAGCCATCAGTATTCATCCTTCCAAGACTTGTCGTGACGGTCGTACTGACCCTTGGGCTTCATGGGACCAGCGGCACGAAGTACGGAGCGCTTGTGCTCATGCTGTTCTTTGGTGGACCACTTGAGGTTTGCTGTTTGCTTCATGACTAGAGCTTACCAGTTCCTAGGCGTGTGTCAAGTGGGCGAAGCCCGAAAATAGGGGAAATTTCTGCTTGACTTAAAGGATAATTCATGATAGGATGGTCGGGCTTCGCCCGACCCATGCCAAAGGCACCCCGAAGGGTGCCCTTGACTTGTTGGTCAGAGGAACTTGACCTTGTCGGTCGTGACGAGCAGGAAGCCGTCAGCGGAGTAACCGACGTAGTGACTGGGAGCGATGAACCCGGCCTCGCGCTTGATGGTTCCCTCCCACGGCTTGAAGGTGCCGAGGATGGCACCGGGAGTGACGAAGACCCGCTTGCCGATGTCGTCCGTGGTGAGTTCGGAAGCCAGCTTGACAACAGCCTTGGGCTTGATGACGCGAGGCTTGCGAGCGATGGTGACGATGTCGTTCATGCGGATCGATCCGACGCTGTCAGTGGCGAACATGGAGAACCGGTAGTCCTTCCCCGGCATGATGGTCTTGCCCTTGCGGTCGTTGGTGGTCCTCAGGATGCCTCCACCCACGTAGAAGCCATCGACGCTGTAGACAGAGACGTTGCGACCGAGGTAGCGGTTGCGGAGGTTGATTGCCTTGACGGACATGGGATGCCTTTCGGTTGGTTAGTTTCCCTGACAACAAGAACTCTACTCGCTCTGCTATGAGTTGTCAAGCGATATCAGGGGATTTTTTGGACTTGACTTAAGGTGTAATGTGATGTAGAATGGTCGGGCTTCGCCCGACCCTTGCGGGCCTTGCTTGTCAAGCGTTCCAAACTGCGAACATGGGATCGAGTGCATCGTCCAGCTTGGTCGTGTAGTCGCACACAACCTCATCAGGATCGTTGCCCATGACGAACCTGACCCAGCCACGCTCCCCATCCTTCTCCACGATGAGGAAGCAGTCATCCACTGCCGTGATTTCCTCAAGAGCCTCAGTGACAGAGTTGACGAGTTCCATCTCATCCTCGCCAGTGTACTGCACCCACAGGGGCTTCCAACCGGCATCGTTGAGTGCCTTGATGGTCTGCTTGATCCCGCTGCGATCAGTGCTGGGCTTGTGCATTGTGTGCTCCTTGTTTGACTAGGTAAAGAGTAGCACGGTTGGACATGGCTGGTCAAGCGAAACTGGCAGAAATATGCCCTTGACTTAAACTGGTTTATGGTGTATGATGGTCGGGCTTCGCCCGACCCTGCAAAGGCACCCCCGAAGGGGTGCCAATGCTTGGGACTACTTGACCAGCAGAGCGTCGGCCTGCTTGTCTGCCTCCTCCTGCGAACGGGCCTTGAGGGTGAGGGTGATGCTCACGGCACCGATGGTGCGGTAGACCGCGAAGTCCTGCGGACG